ATAAGATTGAAATTGCTATAAGTAAAGCATATCAAGATGTTTATCCTGATGCTGATATAAGCGATTATGAAACAGTTATACGAATTACAACGAATAAAATAATGCGTGAACTTAATTGTATTTTTACTGATAAAGATATTGATATTGAAGTAATTCAAGATATTGTTGAAAATGAATTAATGGATATTGAAAAAAATGTTGCAAAGGCATATATTACTTATCGTTATAAACGTAAATTAATTAGAAATAAAAATGTAGATTTAATGGTTGGTGTAGGTGAAAAATTATCTGCTTCTAACGTACAGAATCAAAATGCTAATGTAGATGAATATTCCTTTGGCGGACGAATTGGAGAAGCCGCTTCTTATATAAATAAAAAATATGCCTTAGACTATTGTATGTGTGATAAATCTAAAAATCATCATTTAAACAATGAAATTTATGAACATGACTTAGACGCCTATGCTGTAGGTTCTCATAATTGCCTGTCAGTTCCCATAGATGATTTATTAGCTAAAGGTTTTAAATTAAGACAGATTGATATACGTCCAGCACAATCTGCTAACACAGCATTTCAATTAGTAGCTGTACTATTTCAAATTCAATCATTACAACAATTTGGTGGTGTTTCTGCTACCCACTTAGATTGGTCAATGGTTCCTTATGTTCGTAAATCTTTTATGAAGCATTATATTGCTAATAGTCTTAAAGATACTAATGAATTTTTAACTGTAGATTTAATGGCTTTAACATTTAACAATTATACTGATGACGCTGGTATAAATAGAAATAAATTTGATGATTGGATAGATAGTTATAAACAAACATTTTTTGAACAAACTGGATTAAAAGAAGAAGATTTTAAGATAGGAAATACTGAAAAATTAAATAAAAAATATTATCAATCCGCCTTATATGACACAATAGTAGAAGTTATACAAGCAGTAGAAGGTTTGTATCATAATTTAAATAGCCTACAAAGTAGAAGTGGAAATCAGTTACCTTTTTCTTCTATAAATTATGGTACCTGTACTGTTCCAGAAGGCAGATTAGTTACAAATGCTATCTTAGGTTGTTCCATTAAAGGTGTTGGTAAATTTCATAAAACAAGCATATTTCCTTGTGGTATTTTCCAATATATGAAAGGAACTAATGACGAACCCGATACACCCAATTATGATTTATTTAGACTTGCTTTGAAATCTACTTCGATGAGATTATATCCAAATTATGCAAATGTAGATTGGTCTGGTAATGCTGGATATGATAAAAATGACCCAAGAACATATTTTAGTACAATGGGTTGCAGGACAGCTAATGGTTGGGATATTAATGGTTTAGGACAATTAAAAGATGGTAGAGGAAATATATGTCCAGTCACCTTAATATTACCTACATTGGCAATGCAAGTTAAAGAAAAAAATAATTATGAAACAGAAGAACAATTAATAGATAATTTCTTATCTTATTTAGATTATATGATTGATGAAGCTAAAGATATGTTAATAGAAAGATTTGATTGGATATGTTCACAATCTCCAAAATCCGCTGCATTTATGTATGAAAATAATGTGATGGCAGGTTATATCCCAGAAGAAGGAATACGTTCTGCTCTTAAACATGGAACTTTAGCTATTGGTCAATTAGGCTTATCTGAATGTTTACAAATATTAGTTGGTTGTAATCATACTAAAGAAAAAGGTATGAATGTTGCAAAGAAAATAGAACAATTATTCAAAGATAAGTGTGCTATGTTTAAAGAAACATATAAATTAAATTTTGGTGTTTATTTTACTCCGGCAGAAAATCTTTGCTATACTGCAATGAATAAGTTTAAAGATACTTATGGTGAAATACCTAATGTATCAGATAGAGCCTATTTTACAAATTCTGTACACGTTCCTGTTTGGGAAAAACTAACACCATTTGAAAAAATTGATATTGAATCACAACTTACAGGCTATTCCAGTGCTGGCTGCATTACTTATGTTGAACTACCTGAAAGTGCTAAAAACAATATAGACGCTATGGAAAAAATAGTGAAATACATGATGAATAATGATATTCCTTATGGTGCTATAAATGTTCCTAATGACACTTGTAATAATTGTGGTTATACAGATGAAATAAATGATATTTGTCCTAAATGTGGTTCTTCCGATATAAAAAGATTGCGTAGAGTGACAGGATATTTAACGGGAGATTATAAAGAATCCTTTAATGAAGGTAAAAAACAAGAAACAGTTCAAAGGGTTAAACATATTAATTAAAAAATGTTTGGAGTGATTAGAAATGAATTATTTTAATATCGATGAATGTTCTATTTCTAATGGTCTTGGAATAAGAACTGTTTTATGGGTAGCAGGTTGTTCACATCATTGTTTTAATTGTCAGAATCCAGAAACTTGGGATTCTGACAATGGACAACCTTTTACTAATGAATCTATGCAGAAGCTTTTAAACTGTCTACAAAAAGACTATGTGAGAGGTATTACTTTCAGTGGTGGAGACCCTTTATATCGGTTAAATGTTAGGACTATAGGTGAATTATCCAAACAAATAAAAGAAATTTTTAATAATAACAAAGATCAGTGGTTATACACCGGTTATACTTGGGAAGAAATTACCAATTCTGAATTAATTAATTATATAAAAAATATTGATATAATTGTTGATGGTTGTTATTTGGAAAATAAAAGAAATGTTTCATTGCCTTTCCGTGGCAGTTCTAATCAAAGAATTATTGATGTTCAAAAATCTTTACAAAATAGTAATTTAGAACCTACATTATTTAAAGGTAACATTTATAATTATATATTTTAGAATAAGTTAGGAGATTGTGTAAAAGTGAATACTAAAATTAATAATAAATGGATTAGAGGAGCACTACCTGCTATTTTAATTCATATATCTATTGGAAGTGTATATGCCTGGAGCTTATTTGTAAAGTCAATAGCTCAACACATAAACAAATCCGAAAGTAGTGTGCAATTTGCATTTAGTTTAGCTATTTTCTTTTTGGGTATGTCTGCAGCATTTGGTGGCAAAATAGTGGAAAAGAATATAAAACGTTCAAGTCTAATTAGTTGTTTATGTTTTTGTTCTGGCTTATTACTAACTTCTATAGCGATTTATTTAAAAAGTTTATTTCTTGTTTACATAGGTTATGGAGTTCTAATGGGAATTGGATTGGGAGTAGGTTATATTACACCTGTTAAAACATTAATGTTATGGTTTAAAGAACATAAAGGATTAGCTACTGGAATTAGTGTGTGTGCTTTTGGTTTTGCTTCAAGTGTAGCAAGTCCTATAATTACTTATTTAATAAGTCATACAACACTGACTAACTCCTTTATTATTTTAGCTTTAATTTATTTTGTGCCTATGTTAATTGCACATTTTATAATAAAAAAACCTGATGGCTGGAAAGAAGACCCTAATAATAATTTTAAAACATTTAATATGTTTAAAGACATTAAGTTTATTTTTATTTGGATTATAGTGTATTTAAATATTCACTGTGGTTTATCTTTAATATCTATAGCAAGTCCTATGTTAAATGAATTATCCATTAATACTAAAACAATTACTTTAATAGTTAGTATAATGGGCATATTTAATGGAGCAGGTAGATTAGTGTTTTCTACGGCTTCTGATAAATTTAAACATCGTGTTAATATATATTTAGTAATTGCAGTAATGTCTTGTGTTATTTCTATTATAGCTTCCATATTTAAATTAATTACATTTTATGAAGCTATTTTAATTATAATTTCAGCCTGTTATGGCGCTGGATTTAGTTGTTTACCCACACTATTATCTGATATTTATGGAATGAAAAATATTAGTAAAATTCACGGACTGTCTCTAACAGCATGGGCAATTGCTGGACTAACTGGAAATCAAATGAGTAGCATTATTAAAAATATTACTGATTCATATACAAATGTTCTATATTTTTTAATTGCTTTATATATTATTGAATTAAGTTTAGTTTTTGGACTAAAATATAAGCTAAGTAGAAAAACAAATTAGGTTGAAGGAGATGATTGAATTGAATTTACTAATGCCTATAACTGTAACAATTAGTAAAGAAAAATATCTTTTAATTAGAGAAAGCAACATCAATTTTATTTGTAGTTATTGTGATAATCGCAATAATTGTAAATTTTTGAAGGAATTAAACAGTTTAATTCCAGTATTTCAATTTGATAGTAAAGATAGTGAATTTGTTAAACTACAATTGAATTCCATTGTAAAGGAAATAAATAATTATTCTAATCTAAAAGGCATTATATATTTGATTGGTGAACATAATCTTGTAACCTATCGTAAATCATTATATCAATTATCAAAATCTATATTCAATTTGGATAAATCCCTAACACAAATTTTATTTACAAATGTAGAATTTTTTAATTTAGTTAAACTTACATCTGCCTATCAATATTTAACCTATGTAGATTTGATAATGCAGAATGAACATATTGATTATGTTAATTGTGATAATTACTTAGATTGTATTTTTAATAATGCTATCTATGTTGATTTAACTAAATCTTTTTCAAGTGGAAAATTAGTTTACAAAAATTTATGATTTTACAAAATAATTTTTTGTAAATATAAGGGCGGTGATAACTTTTGTATGAACTAAATTTTGATAAAGAACAATGTTGGTATAAAACAGTCTGTGAGCATTTTGATAATACTGAAATATGTAATAAAAGATGTGTTCGTTATTCTGAAATAGACTATTTGATGTATTTATCTAATATCCCTAAAGCTCGACAACAGCCCTTTAAACTAATTCCTGAAAATGCTGATATGGAAGCTTTTAAATATCTTAATGAAATTAAAAAAGATATTACTAATTTTGTAAAAAATGGGGAAAATCTTTATATATACAGTAATAATTTTGGCAATGGAAAAACTTCTTGGGCAATCAAAATAATGCAAGAATATTTTAATAGAGTTTGGTATGGTAATAGATATAGATGTAGGGGTCTTTTTATATTTGTGCCTTCTTTTTTAACTAATTTAAAAAGAAATATATCTAATCCAACAGAAGAATTTGATAGCTTTTTAAATAGAATTATAGAAGCTGATTTAGTTATTTGGGATGATATAGGTGCCAATAAACTTTCTGATTATGACCATACACAACTATTAACTTATATTGACCAAAGAAAGTTAAATTTAAAGTCAAATATTTATACTGGAAATTTGGATTATGATAAATTAATGGAATATTTGGGTGCTCGTTTAACAAGTCGTATTTGGAATGATAGTAATATAGTAAAACTTATTGGTTTGGATAGGAGGGGATTTGATAATGGTTCAACTCCAAATCCTTAATAAGATTTTATTATCTAAAGATTTTACAATAATTAAAAATAATGATATAACTGTAGATTTTTTTGACCCACCTTACGATACATATTTTAATTTTATATATAACCATTATTTACAATATGGTAATGTGCCAGATAAAGAAACCTTTTTATCTCGATTTGATGACTTTGATTTAGTTCAAGTTACAGAATCAGATAATGCTCTTGTAGATATGTTGTTTGAAGAGCACTTGTACAATAAAATGGTTACAGTTATACAGACTGTTTCCAATAAAGCACAAGATAATTCAAATGATGCTGTTGAATATTTAAAATCAGAATTACCTAATTTAGTAGTAAGAACACACAAATCTTTTACAAGTATTATTAAACAAGCTAATGAACGTTTAAAAGAAGTGGAAGAAAAACAAAATTCTGAAAAGTCTTGGTTTATACCTACAGGATTCCCTGAATTAGATAATGTAGTAAACGGTTGGTCAAGAGGTGAAGAATTTGTAGTTATATTTGCCCGTACCGGACAAGGTAAATCTTGGGTATTAGTTAAAGCAGCAACTCACGCATGGGAAATAGGATATAATGTTGGTTATATATCTCCAGAAATGTCCGCTAATAGAATTGGTTATCGTTTTGATACAAACTATAATCATTTTTCTAACTCAGAACTATTAACGGGTAGGGTTGATATTCAAAAATATAGAGATTATATTTTATCCTTGGAACAAAAAGAAAATGAATTTGCTGTAGCTACTCCTGCTGATTTTAATAAAAGAATCACGGTTAGTAAATTAAGAAATTTTGTTATTGATAATAAATTAGATATGTTATGTATTGACGGTATTACTTATCTTTCTGATGAACGTGCTAATAGTAGAGATAATAAAAGTACAGCATTAACAAATATTAGTGAAGATTTAATGCTATTATCTGTAGAACTTCAAATACCTATATTGGTAGTTGTTCAGTCCAATAGAGAAGGTGCCCGTAATGATGAAGAAAGAGGTACACCTGAACTGGAAAACATTAGAGATTCTGATGGAATATCCCATAATGCAACTAAGGTAATTTCTTTAAGACAGACTGGACCTGGTTTAGAAATGGGTATTAAGAAAAATAGAGACGGTTCGACTAATGTTCGTTTAGTTTATACTTGGGATATTGATACTGGTATCTATACTTATATTCCTGGTGAAAATGATGTCAATGGAATTAGAGTTAGTTCACATACAAGTTCTAATGAAAATACTACTAATAGAAGAAATTCTGTTAATAGAAATAGTAATAATAATAATTCTTTAGCAAATATTCAACCTGAACGTAAAGTATTTGCCGATGTAACAAGTCCATTCTAAAAGGAGATTTTATGAAAATAATTGATTTCGATAAAAAAGGTAATGTTGTAAGATTTTATTTAGGTAAAGATGACCTCAATGATTATTGGGGTGATGATTGGAATGATGTTCCTTATGAACATAATGCTGGAACTGTTTATGATGAATTTATAAGCGGAACCATTGATGTGGCATTTCCGTTTGTTTATACAATAGTTGAACCTGCCGATGATTGGCATTATAATCTTAATTCTCCTTTTTGCAAGGACGATATGAGAGAAAGAAAAGTACCTTGTCTCATTATAGTTCCGCTTATGAATGATAGTTTTATGGACAGTAAAGCCTTTTCTTATTATGTAGGTGATAGTGGACTGGATAAGATATATTTTAATGATAATGTTGAAGGTCTTAAAAAGTTAGCACAAGAGCAAAGAGCTTTTATTATAAAGGAGAATTATTATGAATAAGTTTAAGAAAAAGGTCTATGTTGCAGGAATATTTCAGAATAAACCCGAAAATAAGAAGTACATTGAAGAATGGTGCTTAAAGCTTTCTAAATGGTTTCCAGATTATTTGTTTATCAATGGAGTATCTACTTTTAGTTATTATTATGATGTAACTAATATGAAAACAGGATTGAAGATGTGTGTGGAATTATTGAAGACTTGTGATGCTATTGTAACTGTAAGTGATTATACTAATTCTATTGGCACTTGGGTAGAAATTATGATAGCAGAGGAATTAGGATTACATTCTTTTGAACATATTGATACTGAAATTAATAATAATCAACGCTTTGAGACTCAATTACATTCATTTAAAAATACAGTAGAACATAGATTTTTTGGGGATTAATATGAATACTAAAAAATTATTTTGAGGGTCACTATAATGTTTCATATAAATAATACGCAGATACTAACTCCTGAAATAGAAGTTTTACAAGAACTTAAATCACAATTAGCTATTAATGGAATTAATTTATTTAACAAATTTGTGGAAACTGAAAATCATATACAATTTAATTGTCCTGCACATAAAGGAGGACAAGAAAGAAAACCTTCTTGTGGTATTACTAAAAAAGATATTGTACAAGATTTAGGTAATGGTAAGAAAAAAGTAATTGAAGCTGGAACCGTTCATTGTTTTCAGTGCGGATATACTACATCTTTACCAGAAATGATAAGTGATTGTTTTGGGAAAAATGATGGTGGACTTTTTGGCATTAAGTGGCTAACTGAAAATTTTATTACACAATCTATTGAAACTCGTAAACCTATTCAATTAAATTTTAATAGAACCACTGATAAATTTAAAGGAATAAACAATAAAAATCAATCAATCAATTATGTTTCTGAGGAAGAATTAGATACATACAGATACTTTCACCCTTATATGTATCAGAGGAAATTGACTGACGACATAATCGAATTATTTGATGTAGGTTATGATAAAGATTTTGTGCTAAAGAGTAAGGAAACTGGTAAAGAAAAACATTTAGAATGCATCACTTTTCCAGTAAGAGACATTACTGGTGGTACTTTGTTTATTGCCAGAAGATGTATTCATAATAAGATATTTCACTACCCACAAGATGTTATTAAACCTTTATATGGAATTTATGAACTATCCAGACTTAAAGAATTTCCAAAAAAGGTTTATATTTGTGAAAGTATTATTGATGCACTTACTTTGTGGACACATAATAAATATGCTGTGGCACTGAATGGAACAGGTACACCTTTGCAGTTTAAACAATTAACCAATTTACCTTGTAGAAAATTAGTTTTGGCTACAGATTCTGACGAAGCCGGTATGAAAGCCCGTAATAAAATTCGTAACAATGTTCAACATAAATTCTTTGCAGATGTAGTTTTACCTATAGGTAGAAAAGACATTAATGAATGTACTTTTGAAGAACTTGAAAATTTGCAAGAAATAGAATTAATTTAAAGGATTAAATATCATGAATGTTCAAACTACATTGTTTAATGATGATTGCTTAAATATTTTGCCTACAATTAGTTCTAATTCAATTGATTCTGTATTAACTTCTCCACCATATAATTTTGATATAAGATATAATAGTTATGATGATAAACTTAACAATAATAACTATTTTGAATTTCTAACTAAAGTGTTTAAAGAATGTTATAGAATTTTAAAACCTGATGGAAGACTTATTATCAATGTTCAACCCAATTATAAAGATTATTTACCTACACATCATATTTTAACTAATTATTTATTTAATATTGGATATAGATTTAAAACAGAAATTCTATGGAATAAAATGAACTATAATTGTGCTGTAACTTGTTGGGGAAGTTATAGGAGTCCTTCTGCTCCTTTTATAAAATCTACATTTGAATTTATTGAAGTTTTTGTAAAAGATAATTACAAACATAGTGGTAAAAATGAAAATATAGATATTACAGATAAAGAATTTCAAGAATGGACTAATAATTATTGGTGTATTCCAGCTGAAAATCGACAAAAAGAATTTGGTCATCCTGCAATGTTTCCAGAAAAGTTAGTGGAAAGATTATTGAAATTATTTACATTTAAACAAGATTTAGTTCTTGATCCATTTATGGGAAGTGGTACAACTGGTGTTGTTTGTAAATTATTTGAACGTAATTTTATTGGAATAGAAATTGATAAACATTATTATAATTTGGCACAAAAGAGAATAGCTAAATCAAGTAAACAAATAAGTTTGTTTTAATACAATTTAGTGGTTTTACATAAATACATACAATAATTTTTGTTTATACTTTATATTTACATTTTGTTTATTATGTGTTATAATATTTTTATAAATTAAATTTTAGAATTAAAGAAAAAGATATATAAATGAAACAACAAAACAGTTACAGATGAATAAAGATTACAAATGAAACGAGGAATTACAAAAAATGGAAAATACATTAAAAATGTTTAAATCTATTAATAATCAAAAATTATATAATTATACACTTGAAGAACTTGGTTCACAATATAAATTAAATCATAACCCACAAATACTTGCCAATGTATTTATTCGGAATTATGGTTTAATAAAGTCTTGTGGAACCAAGTTTTTTACTTTACAAGATGACGATATAAGTAGTATTTCTGTTTCTACTTTGGACTATTGTTTACTTAATTTCGATATAAATAAGGATTTGAAATTTACTACATATTTTTATTCTATCCTAATAAAAAATTTTAAGACAGAACAGAAATCAAGGTTATATGATAAACGTAAATATAATTATTTATCTAAGTTAAATTATTTTATTGATAATGAAAATAATGATTTAGATTATTCTGAGGATAATTTATTGAGCGTTATTAATTTTAAAGATCTTGATTTGTGGGTTGATTATGAACAATGTTATACTATAAATTATTTAGACACCTTACTAAAAATAACGATAAATGAAAGTAAGTTATTAACAGATAAGGAAAAACAATATTGTAATGTAATAATAGATAGTAATACTGTACTTAGTAAAACGGATTTATCCGAAATATTAAATGTAAGTAGACCCACATTATATAGTATAATAAAAAGTTTAAAACATAAAATCAATAAAATCCTTTTAGATTAATTTTAAGCATATTAGTTTACACTTTTTTATATATTTACAAAATAATATATGTAGTATATAAAGGGTGGTGATTATTATATTTAATAGGTTTATTAAGAAATTTTCTATTTGGTTGTTTCGTAAAGCTTATAAATTAAATGGAAACAATTAAATGATAATTTAAGAATCAAACAAAATCACAAAAATTAAAAACAAAAACATTAAACAAGAAAGGTTGGTTAGTTATGGCAAAATTTGGTGTTAATGATGCTGAAAATTATGGTGGACAAGGAGGTAACTATTTTTCATTAAAAGATGACGGTGATAGTGCCGTTGTACGTTTTATGTATAACACTATTGAAGATATTGATGGATATGCTGTTCATAAAGTTGATATTGGAGGAAATAAATATCGTTATGTTAGTTGTTTGAGAGAATATAATGATCCTCTTGATACTTGTCCTCTGTGTGCAAACAGAAATTTTCAGCAAGCTAAATTTTATTTTAATCTTTTTGATGTAGAAACTGAAGAAGTTCGTCTTTGGGAAAGAGGCAAACAGATACTTAAAACCCTTATACCTGTACTACAGCAAATTAAGGGACCTATCTGTGGTACACCTATCAGAATAATTAGACATGGCGTTGCTGGTGATACTTACACCAAATATGATTTTGAACTTATAGAATCTGATGGTTGTACACTTGAAGATTTACCTGAAACTATTGATCCTATGGAAAATATTATTCTTTCCTATTCCTTTAATGAACTGCAGGACTATAATAGAACACATAGACTTCCTAATATAGATTCTTTTGATAGTAGTTCTAATGGAAATAATAATTACACTAATAATACTAATACAGAATCAAATATTAGAAGAAGATATTCTGGTAGGAATGGTACAAATCCAAATAATGCTTTTTAATTAAATTCTTAAAATTTAATTATGTCATAGTAATTGAAAAGAAGGTGGTTTAATTGGCATTATTTAATTTACCTAAACGAACTACTTTGTCTGATAAAGATATACTTAATAAGGCTAATAGTGTTAGGGCTTCTAACACTATTACCTTTAAAGGTGGAGGTAATCTTGTAAATAAAATTGCTTCTATATCAAATTTAGTTCAAACAAAGTTAGGTAAATATAAAGATGATTATGATGTAATTAGAAATGAACCAGAAAAATTACATTCTTATATAGATAGTTGTATAAAAAATGGTATATGTGCTATAGATACAGAAACTACTGGACTTGATCCTATGTTAGATGAAATGGTAGGTTTTAGTATCTATACTCCTAATGAAAAAGCTGTCTATGTTCCTCTTAATCATATAAGTTATATTACAACACTTAAAGCTGATAATCAAATAAGTATTGATGTTGTAGCTCAAGAATTTCAACGTTTAGTTGAACATAATGTAAAAGTTATAATGTTTAATGCACCTTTTGATATAAGAGTAATATGGAGTCATACAGGTGTTAGACTACATTGTTATTGGGATTGTTATATTGCAACAAGACTACTTAATGAAAATGAACCTAGTAATGCTTTAAAAGCGTTGCACGTCAAGTATGTTGAAAAAACAGAAGACGAAGCTTGGACATATGGTAAACTGTTTGATGATATTACTTTTTCTTATATACCGATTAAAGATGCATATATTTATGCTGCAAGAGACGCTAAAGTTACATTTGAGTATTATGAGTATCAATTACCTTATCTAACTATTGGTACAGAGGAGTGTAAGTTACATAATTTAGAAGGACCAGCTAATGTATTTTTTAACATTGAAATGCCTGTAATGGATTCATTTATTGATATGGAACAAACCGGTATTTTATTAGATAAAGAATATAGCGCTAAACTTTCTAAACGTTACCACGATTATGTTAACGTCTCTAAACAAACAGTAACAGATATTTTAAATGATTTAAAACCAGAAATTGATAGTTACCGGCGCTCACATATAAATAGTGGATTAGAAGACCCAGTAAATCCCAATAGTACAAAACAACTGTCTACTATTATTTATGATATATTAAAGGTACCTATTGTAGATGATAGAAATCCTCGTGGTGTTGGTAGAGAAATACTTGAACAAATAGACCATCCTCTTTGTAAAGCTATTGTGGAGCAAAGAAAGTTGGAAAAACTTTTATCTACTTATGTAGATAAAATGCCGGAAATTACTAATCCAAATGATGGTAGAGTTCATTGTAAATTCAATCAAGTAGGTGCAGATACTGGTCGTACCTCCTCTAACTCGCCCAATCTACAGAATATACCGTCAAGAGCTTGGAAACTTATTAATGGTACTAAAATAGATGCAGGACACGATGTAAGACAAATGTTTAGAGCCAGTCCTGGTAATATTCTTATATCTTGTGACTATTCAGCTCAAGAACCTCGTATTACTGCTCATTTAAGTAAAGATGATAAGATGGTTCAAGCGTATAAAGACGGTAAAGATGTTTATTCAGAAATAGCAGCTATAGCTTTTAATAAGACATATACAGAGTGTCTCGAGTTTGTTGTTGATGAAAATGGTAAGAAAGTTTTAGATGATAATGGTGAACCCATTACTAATATGGAAGGTAAAGAACGTAGAACCTCCGCAAAATCGATTGTTTTGGGTATAAACTATGGAAGAAGCATTCCTTCTATAGCTGAACAATTACATTGTGATACAAGTAAAGCACAACAAATTTATGACGATGTACTTAATAAATTTTCTGGATTAAAGTCTTTTAAAGAACAAAGTGAAGCTAATGCTCGTCGTTATGGTTATGTAGAAACTATCTGGGGTAGAAAAAGAAGATTACCGGATATGCAGCTTCCTTATTATGAATTTAAATATAAAGAAGGAGCCCTTCCCGATGATTTTGACCCTTTAGGTGATTCTAATACATCTTATAGTACAGAAGTTCCCATAGATGTTTGTCAATCTTACACTAAAAAATTTCTTAATGCTTCTTGGAAACAAAAACAACAAATTAAAGATGAATTAGATAAAAAAGGTATTGAAATTATAGATAATACTAAAAAAATCGGAGACGCTACACGACAGGTTGTTAACGCACGAGTTCAAGGTTCAGCTGCAGATTTAACTAAATTAGCTATGATTAAACTTTATAATAATCAAGAGTTACGAGATTTAGGTTTTAAGATGTTAATTCCTATTCACGATGAGATATTAGCAGAATGTCCTAAAGAGAATGCTAGAAGATGCGGTGAACTTATGGAACGAATGATGATAGACGCAGCAAAAGATTTAATTGTACCAATATCTTGTGATGCCGAGTATACCGAGCAGTGGTATGGAAAATCTGTAGAAATATAAACAGAAAGGATATAAATCTATGGCTTTTGATTTTTATTTTGCAGGTTCACAATGTGAAGAAACCACTAATCTTTTATATGAATTAAATGCAAATGTACTTAAATCTTATGTTAATGATATGAAAGAAATTAATGAATGGTTTAAACGGAAACAAAGTGGTTGGACAGGTAAGTTATTAATTGATAGTGGTGCTTTTACTGCTCATCGTAAAGATACTGTGTTAGATATTGACAAATATATTAAATGGTTAAATGATAATGATTCTACCATAGATTATGCTATAGAACTTGACCATATACCAGGTAAATGGGGTGAAATTAAGACATTTAAAGATGCCGAAATTGGAGCTGAAGAATCTTGGAACAATTATCTTTATATGATAGAAAGATGTATCTCTCCTACTAAAATACTCCCTGTTTTTCACCAAGGTGAGAATTTAACTTATTTAAAAAGAATTGTAGATTATCAAATTAACAGTCAATATATACCTTATATTTGTATTTCGGGTAATAAAGAGTTAACGAGTTCACAAAGAGAAGATTGGTACGCTCAATGTTATAGTGTTATTAAACAAAGTAATAATCCTAATGTAAAAGTACACTGTCTCGGGAGTGCTACACTTTCTAATGCTATTAAATATCCATTTACTAGTATGGATGCTACAACCTGGATTATGACTGGAGCTACGGGTGAAATTCTTACTGATTATGGAAATGTTTTAGTAAGTAAAGAATCCCAAAAAGATAAGACTAATATACACCATCTACATAGTGACATTCAGAAAAAAATAATTGACTACTGTCAACAATACGGTATTACTTTGGAGCAGATTCAAGAAAGTTATCGTTATCGTATGTTAATAAATATACATTATTTATATGATAGAAGTCATACAACACATTATAAAGAACGAAATTTAATTAAGCGAACACTATTTTAGTATAAAGGAGTAATTAACTTTATGAAGAAGGTATTATTGTATAGTGGTGGAATGGATAGCTGGTTAATTAGTCAAATTTGGAAACCTGATATTAAATTATATGTTAATATGCATACAAGATACTCGGAAGAGGAACTTAAACGAATTAGTAACGATAGTACTGTAACTATTGTTGATTTTCCTTTAGGTCAGTGGGAACAAGATAATGCAATTATACCACTTCGTAATCTTTATTTAGTTATGGTTGTATGTAATATAACAGGTAATGAAGATGTAGAAATTTGTCTTGGTGCTACAGCTGGAGATAGGGTTTTAGACAAATCTAACATATTTGTGGAAAAAACTAATGAACTTTTAAATTTTTTGTACCAACCACAATGGTGGATACCTGAAGGTAAGACCATTAAACTTAATATAGATTTTAAGTCTAAAACTAAATCGGATTTAATTCATATGTATTTAGAACAAGGTGGAGCTATTAGTGAAGCATTTAATCAATCCTTTAGCTGTTATAATCCAATTAATGGTCACGAATGTTGGCATTGTAAACCTTGTTTTCGAAAGTTTGTATCATTTGAATTAAATGGTTATAAGTTTAATTCTGACACTATTTCTACAGTAATTAATTATATTAATACAGAAATAAAACCTCAAATACTTAATGGTAGTTATGGTAGAGGTAAAGAGGAAGAACAAGATATTTTAAGTATTTTAGATAAATATAAGGAGTACATTAATCAATGAAACAAAAGATTATAGCTATTGATTTTGATGGTACAATTACTGATGATACTCCTTATCCTATTTGTGGTAACTTACGAGAAGAAGCGGCTTATTATATTATGAAACTGTATGATTTAGATTATACTTTAGTATTATGGACAGCTCGTAAGGGTAAAGATTTTACCGAATGTATAAATAAGTTACAAAGTTGGGGATTACTTAAATATTTACATTTACCAGAAAATGTAGAAGGTAAAATTTATGCTGATTTTTATATTGATGATAAAGCTATTCCTGGTAAAATAAATTGGAATAAACTTTACAATTATATATGTAAAAATATATAGTTTACACATTTTGTTATATTTACAAAATTATATATTGAAGGAGTTGATTTAATATGTTTTATGTAAGTAAACGTATGGAGATTGCTGGAGCACATAAACTCTATTTACCTTATGAAAGTCCTTGTGCGGGATTACACGGTCATAATTGGATTATTACTGTTTATTGTAAATCCCAGACAAAAAATGATGAAGGTATGATAGTTGATTTTGCAAAAATTAAGAAAGAAATACACGGTAAATTGGACCATCAATATTTAAATGAAGTTTTTGATTTTAACCCTACCGCTGAAAATATAGCTGAATGGATATGTAATAAAGTAACTGAATTGTGTGAAGTTGGTTATTGTTATAAGGTTTCTGTACAGGAAAGTGAAGGTAATGTGGCTATATACGAGAGGAATGAATATTAATTATGTTAATTAGTGAGATATTTTCCAGTATAGACGGTGAAGGTAGTCGTTCTGGTTATCTTGTTACTTTTATAAGAACTGTAGGTTGTCCTTTAAGATGTAGTTATTGTGATACCCGTTATGCTTTTGAGCCAGATGAAAATACAAAAGATATGAGTATTACTGAAATAGTTCAAAAATGTCAAGAACTTAAAAATAAAAGAATTACATTAACTGGTGGAGAACCTTTAATTCAACCTAATATTTGGAAATTAATTGAAGAATTAGTAAAATTAAATTTTCAAGTTAATGTTGAAACATCTGGTTCCATTTATGTAGATAAAACCAAATTTAATTTCTTTTTAGCCGAAGCCTACTACTGCGGAAATTTATTTTTTACTTATGATTATAAATGTCCATCTAGTGGAATGAATACTAAAATGGTAGATAAAATATTTAATGAATTAGGTACTAATGATATAGTGAAATTTGTAGTAGGTAGTTTAGAAGACCTAAACTGTATGAAAGATTATATTGATAATCTTGAGTTTAAACATCATTATAAAAATAAATATTATGTTAGTCCTGTTTGGGGTAACATAGAACCGTCACAGATTGTAAATTACTTAAAAGAAAATAATTTACAAAATATAAGATTACAACTACAATTACATAAAATTGTATGGGATAAAAATATGAGAGGAGTGTAAGATTAATGGCGTATAATTACGAACTAGTAAAAGAAAGTATACGAAATATACTTATAGGTATTGGAGAAAATCCAGATAGACCTGGACTCGTCGAGACACCTGATAGAGTAGCTCGTATGTATAAAGAGGTATTTGAAGGTGTTCAATATACAAATGACGAAATTGGACAGAAGTTTAATAAGTGTTTTACTGATGTGGATACCAAAGACCTTGTAGTTGTAGGTAATATACCCGTATTTAGTTATTGTGAACATCATATGGCACTTATGTATAATATGAAAGTATCTGTAGGCTATCTCCCTAATGGGAAAATTATAGGACTTTCCAAAGTAGCTCGTATTGCTGATATGGTTTGTAAACGACTTCAGGTACAAGAGCGTATTGGTACAGATATATGTGATATATTACAAAAGGTTTTAGATACAGATGATATCATTGTTGTAATTGAAGGTGAACACTCCTGTATGACTGCGAGAGGTATTAAAAAACCTGGAACTATTACAAGAACAGCTTCTCTTCGCGGAGCCTTTAAGGAAAATTATAATTTAAGAGATGAATTTTATTCGTTAATCAAGGAGAAATCATGAGTAAGATATTATATACTGAATTAGATATATCTACAGCTGTGATTAATATAGCAATTGAATTAAACAAGAAGTATGAAAATTCAAATAAACCTTTAATGCTTGTAGGTGTTCTAAATGGTAGTTATATGTTTTTATCTGATTTAAGTAAACATATAGAATTACCTTGTGTTATAGAATTCATTAGAGTTAAGAGTTATGTTAATAATAAACGTACCAACAATTTAACTATAATCTATGATGGGTTATTGAATTATAACTTAGATGACTATAACATTGTCTTTGTTGAGGATATTGTTGATACTGGTTATACAATAAAGGCACTTATAGATTATATAACTTCACATTATAGTGTAAGTCAACATGATGTAGAAGTTTGTTCTTTAGTATATAAAAAGTGTAATAATCAAACTTATTATGTACCCAATTATATAGGATTTACTTTAACTGAAAATCTTTTTATTTCCGGTTATGGTATGGATAATAATAACGTAGATAGGAATTTACGTTATATTAGTTATGTAGATAATTAAATTTTAGAATTTTGGAGGTATTTAAAAATGAGTTTTTCCGTCAGCACATCAGTTTTACAGAGATTGGTTACAAAAGTACAGAGGGGTGCTTCTAATAATAAATTGTTACCCCTCACCAGTTTTGTTAGTATTAGTTTGAAAGATAATAAGCTTAAACTTACTACTACAGATATGACAAATTATGTAACAGCTACGGAATATAATGTAACTGGAAATGATTTTAGTGTAGTAGTTTCTCTTGAGAGTTTTGGTAAGTTAGTAGGTAAGACCACCACCCAAGAAATTGTGCTTGAACTTACAGAAAATTCTTTACAGTTTATTGGTAATGGTACTTATAACATTGATTTGCCCCTCAATGAAGAAGGTGAACCTGTTAAGTTTCCCATGTATGAATTTACTCCTACATATGAAGCTGTAGATGTAAAGTACCAAGATATTAAGTCTATAATTACAGCTAACAAATCTTGTTTAGCTTCTGATATGTCACAACCTGTTTTAACCTACTATTATTGTGGTAATGATAATGTTATATCCGCTGATCAGTATAATATTTGTATTAATAATGTTCAGTTGTTCAATGAACCTGTTCTTATTTCTAATATTATGATGGACTTGGTTGCTTTGTTTGGTGACGACACTATTACTGTAACTCGTAATGATTCTGCTATTATGTTTAGTTCACCCACTTATTGTGTATATGGTAAGCTGTTTACTGATTTAGATAGTTATCCTTCTGAACCCATTCAAGCATATCTGTCCACTCAATTTGAATATAATTGTAAGGTTAGTCGAGAACTTCTTTTGGGTGCCATAGATAGACTTTCTATCTTCATGGATAAGTTAGATAGTGGTAAACTTATTTTTGAATTTACAGATAGTAGCGTTACTATTTATAATGCAAATAGAACCTCCCATGAAACTATTAAATATTTGAATTCTACAGATATGACGAGAACTGGTAATTTTACTTGTAATGTGAATTCAGAATTGATACATTCACAGTTAGTTTCTAATTCAGATGACAATCTTGACATTTATTATGGTGAAGAACCCGGTGGTTGTATTAAGATTGTAGATAATGATATCGTTAAAATAACATCACTTATGGAAGATTAATTATTGGAGAATACTTTATGTCTAATATTAAATTTAAAGATATTTGTAAATTAATTAATGTTTCTAAAAATCAAGATCCGGAGAAGTCCATTGCGGACTTCTTCGTTTCAGATTTAGAATATTCAATTAGAAAACAAGATCAGGTAAATAAAGAAACAATTGTATCTAAAACATATAAGCCATCCAGTTTACATTGTATTCGTAATATGTATTATCAGGTTACTGGTGCAGAAGTTGACGACATTTCAGATGTTTCTGCTGAACTTATTGGTATAGGTGAAAGTGGTACAGATAGGCATTGTAGAATACAAGAGGCTATTTGTCATATGAAAGATAATGGAATTGATTGTGAATATGTAGATGTAGAATCTTATATTAAAGAATTTAACTTACCCGATTTAGTCGTAGTGGAAAAAACTGATTATGAAACTAAACTTATAAATACAAAATATAATTTTAGATTTTTGTGTGACGGTATTATTAAATATAGGGGTAAATATTACATATTAGAAATAAAAACGGAAATATCCTTTAAGTGGAATAATAGAACAAGTGTTGACCCCTCACATTATAATCAAGCCACAGCTTATGCTTTAAATTTTGGAATAAATAATATAATTTTCTTATATGAAAATAGAGATACTTGTGCTAAGAAATGTTATTTATATAATGTTACAAATTCACAGATAGATAATCTAATCAGTTTGATTAGTGATTGTGATAGTTATGTTTCTAAATTAGTTGTTCCTCCTAAACCAGATAATTTAAAATATAATAGTAAAATTTGTAATTATTGTTCATATAAAAATAGATGTTTATTGGAGTGATTGTATTTGAACAAGAAAAATTTAGGTAAAGAATTTGAAAATAAGATAAAATCTTGTTTAAATAAACCAGAATTAAATTTTAGTTTAGATAGACTACCGGATCCACTTGGAGGTTTTGTTGGTGTTAGAAATATAAGCGATTTTCAAGGCTATAAACTACCCTTTCAGTATTATTTAGAATGCAAATGTACTTACGGTAACACACTTAATTTTAAGTCTAATATTACTGATGACCAATGGGAAGGATTAACGGAAAAAAGTAAGATTTTAGGTGTATTAGCTGGTTTTTGCATTTGGTTTATTGACTATGAAGAAACTGTTTTTGTACCTATACAGGAAATGAATAGACTACGTTTTATAGAAAATAAAAAATCTTTGAACATAAAAGACTTAGACAATATTAATTTATTTAAAATTGTTGGTGAAAAGAAAAGGGTTTATTTTGACTATGATGCTGATACTTTTATTAAAAATTTAGATAGATTGTGTAAAGAGTATTGGAATATTGATTTTGTGCAGGTGAAATTTAATGAGTAAACTGTTATTATCACATTTAATGGATAGTCCTGAAAATCAAGAAGCTATTGAATCTGTTGTAAATACCGTAGAACAAAATTCTACTGTAATTGATAATATAGTTTTTGATATAACTCATAAATGTACGGGTGAATTGGATGATTATATTCAATATATGCGTGATGTTTTAAAAGACTGTGGGGAAGGTAAACCCATTTCAAATACTATATTAGAAGATATTACAATGGTTTTACCTGTGTTGTTATACACCATTACTGATAAACAAGAAAGTATTGGTATTAAAGAAGACATTGCTAAAGCTACTAAAAATGAAATATTTAATAATATTTATGGTAGTATAGAAAAAGGAACTGTACAGGATAAAACATCACAAGCTGAATTGGCTTCACAAGAAGAAATTGTTACACATATTATTTTTCAACATTGCTATAAAATCATTAAAGCTAAAGCAGATTTAGGACTTGAGTTATTACAATCTGTTAAAAAAGTTTTATCCAAACGAATTACTGAATTAGAAATAACACGTTCTGTCAAATAATATTTTTAAGAAAGGTAAGATTTAAATGTCCAATTTAACTGATACTATAAAAGAAATTAATAAAAAATATAAGCAAAATTTAATTGTAAAAGGTGCTGTTAGTTATAATGTAACTAAAATACCTTTTAGTAGTGATACTGCAAACTATATGACTTATGGTGGAATACCCTTGGGAAGAGTTGTAGAATTTTTTGGAGAAGAAAATGGTGGTAAAACAACTACAGCCTTAGATGTGGTAAAAAATGCCCAAAGTTATTTCAAAAATGAGTGGCAAGATGAAATGAACCGTTTAAATAACAGCAATAAATTAACGAAAGAACAACAAGCTCGACAAACTTATTTAGAAGATAGAGGTCCAAGAGCTGTAGTTTGGATTGATGCCGAAAATACATTTGATGACACTTATGCTGAACATTTAGGTGTAGATGTAAATAGTCTAATAAAAATGGTTCCACAAGAACAATATGCAGAAGAAATTTTTGAAATGGCAATTGAACTTATTAATTCTGGCGATGTTGGCTTTATGGTTTTGGATAGTTTAGGTATTTTAATGTCCAAACAGCAGTATGAAAAGAATATTGAGGATAAAACCTATGGAGGCATTGCAATGGCACTCACTCGATTTAGTAAGGAATTGTGCATGGTTTGTGGAAAAAATAATTGTACTTTTATAGGCATTAATCAGCTAAGAGATGATATGAATTCTATGTATGGTGGACAGACTACTCCAGGTGGTAGAGCTTGGAAGCATCATAGTTCTTTGCGTATTGAATTTAGAAAAGGTAGTTTAATTGATGAAAAATATAAAGATATTCCAAAGAAATCAGAAACTGCTTTCGGTCATACCGTTCAGATGCAAATAAGGAAAACCAAAACTTGTAAGCCGGATAGATTAGTTGGTAGTTATACATTAGTTTATACAAAGGGTATAGATGATTTACATGATTTAATTGATTTGTGTGTTATCGATGGTTGTATTAATAAAGCTGGAGCATGGTTTACATTTTTAAATCCGTCAACAGGGGAGCCATTAAATGATTCTACTGGAAATGTTTATAAAGTTCAAGGTGAAAATGGTGTAAGAAGAGCTCTTGAAGATGATTCCAATCTTTTAAATATATATAAGAAATATGTAAAATACTTAATTAAAGGTGATATTGCTGATTTTTAATCAACTGAGATTGCTGTATATGAAAATGATTCTGACAATGAATCTATAGAAAATGAATCTTCTATTGCTTATGATTCATTGAACTAAAAGTAAAGTTAATTTTTTATTTACATTTTGTATATAAAAAATACTTTAATTCCTCTTATTTATGTGTTATACTTTATATGTACTAAAAATTGTACTAAAATAATACATAAATAGGAGGACTTATAAAATGAGTCAGAACAGGAAAGAAATTTATATTCAGAATAGAATTAGAATACTTACACATAAGATAAATGATACACTGAGACTTAAAAGAATATTTTCTATTATTGCTGGAAGTACGGCTTTTATTACTTGTATTGTATTATTTATGTATGGCACTATGGTAGAAAATAGTGGTTTTAAGTTGTTTCTATTTATGGCTTTGATTTGTATTATACTTTGTGGTACTTTTGTATTTAGCATTGTAGTTATTAATATAAGTGATAATAAATTGGCAAAATGGGGCAATGAACGACATTATCTTATAACTCGTGCAGAACATATTCGTACTGAATTTGAAATTGCTAATGCCTTTGCCCATTGTTATTGGAATGCCTTTGCAGATATTGAGGAACTTACAGAAGAAAAAATAGATACAAATCTTATTGTTAAAAATAGGGTGCTAATAGATTTTGATGCAATTTATAAAAATAAAGATGAGGAAATAACAATAGATGATTGATTTGAATTTTATATGTAAAAAATTAAATGTATATATTGAAATCGATAACTCTATTTCAGATATTGGTTTTAGTTATAATATATTTGATAATAAACATAAATTTATAGGTAGGATTAATTCTGTGCATTTGAAAGATACAGATGATTTATTATCCTTTATTTATAATCTATTAAATGAAACTACATTAGATTCATTACGTATTGATATAAATTCAGATAAAAACTATGTATGCTTGCTTAATGATTATCCTTGTGATATTGTATATCAAGGTTTACATTTTAACTGTGTAACAAGTGCCTATGAAGCACAAAAAGAAAAATCTGAAATAAAGAAATTGTTTTACACACATCTGGATGCAACACAATCTTTACAATTAAGTAAGATTAATAATCTTTCTGATAATAGGATACAATTAAACAGTACACACATAGATATAATGCATGAATTACTGAAAGATAAATTTAGTAATAATAAAGATTGTTTAAGTAAACTATTATTTACTAAAAGTAATATTCTTGTTTATAACAATTCTTGGCATGATAATTTTTGGGGTATTTGTAGTTGTGAAAATTGTTCAGATAAGAATTATAATCATCTGGGTAGATTGTTAATGAATATAAGAGATGAGTATCTGTTAAATGAAACGAAGAAAGAAAATAACTAATTTTTATATAGAAGATGTTTCGGGAGTTCATGTTGTTAATATTGTAAATGGCGTTGATCATATTCTAACCACTTTAATTGTAGCAAAGAATTCATTTTATATTCCACCAGACATTTCACCTTTTCTTAACATTAAATACTTACCTGAAGTGCGGTTGGTTTATAAAGAAAATAAGTTAGACTTTAGTTATTATATTTATGATATAACAATAACATTGGAAAATGACACCTTAGAAATAACAGATGAAGTTTTAAAATATTTAAATTCAACTATTTTTGATTTAGAAATGCTATAGTTTTACGGAGTAATTATTTATGAGCGTTGTTTTAGATGAATATCAAACTGCTGTGGTGAATTCGAATGAACGTAATATTGTTGTTATTGCTGGTGCAGGTAGTGGTAAGACACGGGTTTTAACTGAACGTATTAGAAGAATTTTGAATGAAGGTGTGGATCCTGCTACTATTGTGGCAATTACTTTTACAAAAATGGCAGCAGAAGAATTAGTAGAAAGACTTTCTGATATTAATGGATATGAAAAAATGTTTGTTGGTACCATTCATGCATTTGCCAATAAAATTTTAAGTTCTACTAATTTATATTATAACATATTAGATGATGAATCTGAAATGTATATTATGAAAGATTTATGTTCCATTAAGAATTTTCCAATACGTTTTGAAATGTATTTAGATTATAAAAATCAACATTATGATTCTGGTAAGGTTTATCAATACATTACCCGTAAATATGGATTTAATAAAAGTAAACAATTAAGACATATTTTGGAATATGATAGTAATGATGAGTTTCCTGTGACTGTTAAGAGTTATGCAAAATCACATAATTATATTACATTCGATGAACTTATAAATTTATGTTCTGATTATCTAGAAAAGAATAATATATTTATTGATTATTTATTTGTAGATGAATTTCAAGATATTGGAAATCTTGAGTATAATTTTATAAAAAATTTGTATGCGGATCATTGTTTTGTTGTAGGTGATGATTATCAAGCGATTTATGGATTTAAAGGTGCTACAGATATTTATTTCAAACAATTGTTAGATAGTGATAAATGGTATTCCATTATGTTACCTAACAATTATCGTTGTGGTGAGTATATAATTAAATTAGGTAATTCTATTATTTCTAATATAGTGGAAAATGAACCTGTAAAACCTGCTATTTGTAAATCTGGTAAGAAAGGCGATGTTAAGTATATACCTAATATAAATAGTATTGTTAATATAATTAAAAATAATTCAAATATACAATATAGTGATTGGTTTATCTTATGTCGGGCAAATAAAGAAGTTGATAATGTTATTTTACTTCTTACTGATAATAATATACCGTGTACTACATTCAAAAAGTCTATGTTAGATAGTAATGAATTGGATTCTCTTATGAAATCTAATACGGTTAAAGTTTTAACTGTTCATTCTGCTAAAGGATTAGAAAACAAGAATGTAATAATTGCCTATAGAAATCCACTATATGCTAATTGGAATTACGATGATACTGGTAATATTAAGAAACCTGAAGAGATTAAATTATACTATGTTGCTATTACAAGAGCCATAGATAATTTATATATTTTGTAAAAATATAAATGGAGGTAAAAATTTATGTGCGAAAAGTCAACTAAGTATGCTAGAGGTACTGTTTGGTGGGTGAATACCATAGATGATAGTATGTGTTCCACCTCCCAGAAAGGAAGAAGACCATTTCTTATTATTTCTGCCGATGAATTTAATATTAGATTTGGTAAAGTAACTGTTATTCCTATGTCATCCCAGAGTAAGTATGATAAATACGATTATTCTGTACCAACATCTATTGACGGTAAAGTAGTCTATGCTCTCGTAGATCAAATAAGACAAATGGATATTGTTCATCTTCTACATTATGCCTATACTATTAATAATGTTGTATTGAAAGATATAGATATTATCTTGGCTAAAATTTATACTGATATTAGACCTAATAGTTGTTGTCAAAACAAAACACACGATACTATTAATTTATCTAAGGCTACCCATAAGACTGATAATATTAATGAAACTAATAATATTAATAAAATATCTACCCTAACTAACAAAAGAAATGTACCTATAACTAATGAAATCCGACATATCAAGAGGGAGAAGAATCACCCAAGAACTTATAAAGGACGTATTGGTTCCGCGATGCCACAGGGTTTTTATACTATATTAGATAATAATATTATATGGTGGAACGATTTTCTTAATTATGGCGTAGATTTTGTGAAAAATAAGTATAATTTAAAGGATGACACCCGCTTTGCAAAACGTAAATATCTTGTTAGAAAAATACTTATTGACAATCACTATGATTTAACCAAACCAATTGTTAAATCATAAAATATATAAAGGAGAAGTTTTATGAATGTAATCAATGCCATCGGTAATACAGTTTTACTTAAACAATTGAATTTAGAAGAAACTACTCATTCTGGTTTTATACTTTCTTCCAAAACACAATCTCCTATATACGAAATTAAATCTATAGGGGATATTGCAAAAAAGGAAAATTTATTTAAAGTTGGAGATAAGGTATTGATTAGAAACACAGTAGGTTCCGATATATATGTAGATAATGCTATCATATATAAATCTGTTAAATGGTGGGAAATTGATGCCATTGTAAATGATTAATATTTTTATAGGAGGTATTTATTTATGAATCAAAAAGAATTAGCTGAATTAAAGAAAAATTATTCTAAAGAAAATGGTATGTTTACTATAAATAGGATTGCTTCCTATTATATTAATTCGGATAAAGAAATTGTTTATAGTGATGTGAAGGAAGAAGGAATTATAGATCAATCAACATTTGATTATTTAAATATGTATTTGATGTCTACACTGAAAGGTCGTATAGGTAAAGGTAATAAAGAATATACCTTTGTGAATGAATCTAAACGTGATCTGTTTCATAATTTAGTGCTTTCACGTCTTTGTGAAAAGGATATATTGGAAGAGTTTGTTCAAAATATAATTGATAATTATGATTATATATCTAATTATGCCATTTTTATTGCACATTATACCTATTCAGTTTTGAAGAAAGGTAATGATGTATTGGACGATAGAAATGATGATAGTTCTGAAGAATATAATTATAACTTTATTATAACTTCAATCTGTCCTATAGAAACAATTAATGATGGTTTTGTTTATAATGGTGAATCTTTTATTTGCGATTCCGAATTAAAAAATATCGTTCAGCTCCCTGTTAATGGTATGTTATATCCAGTATTTAGTGATAGATGTGCTGACATAAGTTCTGTTTTAATTTACGAAAAAACACCTAATAAACCTAATAAGTCTATCGTAGAAAATGTTTGTGAGGCAGAATTTACGTTTTCTATTAAGCAACAGAAAGAATCTTTTAATGATATGTTAAATTCTGTTATAGGGGATAAGATGAGTTATAGTTTGGCTACTGATATTAATATGGCTTTAATTGAAAAGTTTGATATGCAGAAACTAAATACTGATCCAGCTGTACTTAATAAAGAAGAAGTTATTCAACTTTTGATTGAAGCTGGTGTTGATCCTGATAATCGTGATTATTTAGATAAATATTATGACAAAACTTTTAATGATGCTAAATTAGATACATCTGCTCTTATTGATACAAAAAATAAAGTACAGACTGGTAATTTTACTATTACATTTTCTAATGACGCCACTTCTGAACTTAAAACACAGATAGTAAACGGTAAAAATTGTATTGTTATTCCTATTGACGAAGCTATTGATATTAATGGAATTACTGTAATGCACTAAATTTTTAATATTAGTTTAACTATAATTAAAGGATATGTTTTTATATCATATAAAAACATATCTTTTACTTTACAAAAATTTTAATTTTTACAATATAATTATATATTGTAGGATCGGAGTATAAAATTTATGTTAAATTCAAATAAAAAACCAACTCGTTATTATAGCAAAAAACAAGAAAATAGAACAGCTAAGATATTAGGCGGTGATACTGTTCCAAATAGTGGGGCAGCAAATTTTTGTGGTGGTGATGTTAAACTCGATAATTTTTTAATTGAATGTAAAACATTAACTACCGAAAAGCAAAGTATGTCTATTAAGAAAGATTGGTTAGAAAAAACAAAGCAGGAAGCTATATCACAGAGAAAAAGGTTTTATGCTTTAGCTTTTGATTTTGGTAGTAATGATAATTATTATGTAATAGATGAAAAGACATTTAAATATTTTTTAGATATTTTAAATAAACTGGAGGAAAATGAAGATGAGTAAAATAGCATTAGCACTTAAATATAGACCAAAAACTTTTTCCGATGTAGTTGAGCAAAATGCTGTAAAAGCTACACTAATGAATCAATTGGAAACCAATACAGTAAAAAATTGCTATTTATTTACTGGGGCAGCTGGCACAGGAAAGGCACAACCCTTATATTCTAAAGTTTTAACACCTACTGGATTTATAGAGATGAAAGATGTTGTTGTAGGAACGGATGTTATTGGTTGTGACGGAAAAGTTCATAAGGTGTCAGCCATATATAATAGAGGTGTTCGAGATATATATGAATTAACTTTCAATGATAGAACTAAAGTTAGATGTTGTAATGAACATTTATGGACATTCCAAAAACAGTATGATAATATTAAAAAAGGTTATTCTACATTATCTTTGTCCGAAATTTTGGATAAACCCTTATACAAACAATGGTATAGTAAAAAGGACGGTACCTATTATAAAACTTGGTTATACCATTTACCTGTTTGTTCCTCTGCCGATTTTCCTAAAAAGTCAGTTTTTATTCCACCCTATATAATGGGGTTACTTATAGCAGACGGTGGTTTAACGGATATTTCCTCTGTATCAATTTCCTTATATGAAATAGATGTTAGGGAGAAATTCCAGCAAATAATAGAAACTTTAGGTTATACAATACATCTAAAAAGTTCAACGCACCCGGAAGTTCACGATTATAATATTGTTCGTGCAAATCCTAAGAAAGGACATATTTCGGGTACTTCCAATCAAATATATGTAGAAATAAAAAATTATGGATTAAATGTTAGAAGTGAATGTAAGTTTATTCCTGCCGATTATTTATATAATGATGCGGAAAGTAGATTAGAATTATTACAGGGTTTATTTGATGGGGATGGTTATATAGATTTTAGAACGGGTTCCTCCATCAACTATACTACTACGAGTCCACAACTTGCGGAGAATATTGCTTTTCTTGTTAGATCCTTGGGTGGATTCTGTACTTTAAGTGGACCTAAATCCTCTTTTTATAAGGTTAATAATGAAAGATTGGAAGTGCTGTCTCATTATGATTTATATATTAAATTTCCCCCTGATATAATTCCAATAACAAGTCAGAAGCATTTAGCAAGATATAAGTCTGGACACACAGCTCCTAAAAAGACTTTAAGAGATATAAAATATATAGGCAAGGAGCCTTGCAAATGTATTATGGTAGATAGTGCAGAACATTTATATATAACAGATGGTTATACTGTTACACACAATACAACCGATGCCAGAATATTTGCCAACGACATTAATAAAGGTAAAGGTTCCCCTATTGAAATGGATGCTGCTTCTAATAATAGTGTTGAAGATATGAGAAGAATTATAGAACAAGCTAAATATCAATCTATGGAAGGTGAATATAAAGTTTTCATACTGGATGAGGTTCATTCATTTAGTAATGCCGCATGGCAGTCTTTTCTTAAAATTTGTGAAGAGCCTCCAGCCAAAACAATTTTTCTACTTTGTACAACTGATCCACAAAAAATTCCAAATACAATACTTTCTCGTGTACAGAGATACGATTTCAAAAAAATCTCTTTTAAAGGAATTGTTAATAGACTTAATTATATTATAAATGAAGAAAACAAAGAAAATGCTAATATAGTTCCTACTGAAGATGGTATAGAATATATTGCTAAATTAGCAGATGGTGGTATGAGAGATGCTATCACTACTTTAGATAAGTGTATCAGTTATAATAAAGAATTAACTCTGGATAACGTCATTAAAGCCTTAGGTGGAGTTAATTATGATATTATGTTTAGTTTAGCAGAAAGCATTTATAATTTTGATGCTAAAACAGTTATTGAAATTACTGAAAATATATATAATTCAGGTGCTAACATAAAACAGTTTGTTAAGGATTTTAGCAATTTTATCTTAGATTTATGTAAATATGGATTAACTAATGCATTTGATTATTTATATATTCCAAGCCTATATGTGAATAAACTTAAATCTTATACGAATGAACATTTTGCATTTTTTAATCAGTTGTTAGGTGAAGTGATTAAGTTGAGTAATACTATTAAATGGGAAAGTAATCCTAAACCGGTTATTGAATCAACATTCATTCTTTTATGTCAGAAGGTGTAAACACTAATGGTAAGCAGAAATGATATTATAGGTCAAAAAAATGTATTAGATAGAATAGATAATTTAGTTGAAACTAATAATTTTCCTCGTTTTTGTATTATAGTAGGTCCTCCAAAATCGGGTAAAAGATTAATTGCTAATTACATTTCCGATAAATTAAATTGTCAATTTGTGCCTTCCAGTATTAAGATTGACGACGTTCGAGATGTAATTAATTCTTCCTATACCGTGATGGATAATGTTTGTTATATGTGGGCAAATGCTGATGATATGAGTATAGGAGCTAAAAATGCTATACTTAAAATAACAGAGGAACCCCCACTAAACTCTTATTTTATTATTACTTTAAGAACTACAGAAAATATGTTGCCAACAATATTAAGTAGGGGTACTACATTATATTTACAGCCTTACACACCAGATGAATTATCTGCTTATGGTAATAAACGAACATTTATTGTAGATGATATAACTGCAAATATGTGTTCTACTCCAGGTGAAATAAATATGATTATACAATATGGGGAAGAAAAATTTTTAAATTTTGCTAATAGTGTATTAGATAATATCGGTATAGCTTCTATATCTAATTGTTTAAAATTATCTAATAATTTTGCTCTAAAAAAAGATGATGATAAATACGATATAAGTTTATTTTTACATTGTATATCTACATTGAGTTTAATTAGATATAAAGAAACACTGAATATAAAATATAATGAGCTATGTATTAAAACTTGTGATATATTGTCGGAATTTAAAGTGTCTTCTGTTAGTAAGTTAGCAGTATTGGATAAATGGTTACTTTTAGCGAATCAAATTTTAGGAGGTTAATTAATTTATGACTATAATGGAATTAAAAGAGAAAATTAACAAATCTCCTAAATTAGATGGATTATATATATTTACTGGGGATGAACCCATAATATTAAATGCTTATATTAATATGATTATTAAGAAAAGTGGTTATAAAGAAAAACACTTTAATTCTATAAAAACAGTGTATAATCAATTGAAATCTAAATCATTACTTTGTGAAAATAATTGTGTTTTTATTATAAGGGATGATAAAGAATTTGTTGGTTGGACAGAAACTGATTGGAGTAAAATTAATGATAATTTAATCAAAAATAATATTATTATTTTAGTTTGTGATAATCTTAGTAAGTCAAGTAAATTTTATAAACATTTTCAAACACATATTACAATATTCGATAAACTCAATATAGACATATTAGCAAAATATGTACAAAAAGAATTACCCGGATTGAATATTGAATATGCTAAAGAATTAGTTACTATATGTGAAAATATGTATAGTCGTATTTTGTTAGAATGTGATAAACTTAAACATTTATCCCAAGCATTAAAGTTATCAAATTTTGATGATTGTTATTTATATGCTATGGATAATTCTTTTATTTGGATTCCGCCAGAGGACGCTATTTTTTCTTTTGTTGATGCCTGTCTAAATCGAAATATTTCTGATTGCTATTATTATTTAGAAGAATGTAAGCGTATTAATGAAAATGAATTAAACATATTATCTAATTTATATACAAAGTTTAGAGCTTTATTACAAGTACAAGTTGTGGGTTATTCTAAGAATATAACTGACATAACAGGATTGCAATATTATCAAGTAAAACAAGTTTCTGATTTTGTTAATAGATATTCAACAGAAGAATTATTAAGGGCTTTAAGATTAATACATTATTGTGAATCGTGTATTAAAAGAGGTGATATGGAAGCAAGTATGACTATTGATTATATGTTAGTTAATCTGTTGTAAGGAGATGTGTAGTTTTATGTCAGATAAGTTATATGTAGATTTTTCCAATTATAAAGACTTATATTTAAATTCTTTTATGGAATGGTTACAACATCCTAAATGTAATTATGTTATTAGAGATACTGATGGTAGTAATAATAACAATGATAATTACCCTGAAAGTGATAGCGAACATATTTGTTTATGTAAAAGGTGCAATCGAAAAATTACAGATGAAAATTCCATAAAAGTTGGTATGGGTCCCACTTGTTATCAAAAATATTTGAAAGAAATAAACACAAATAAACTACATATTTTATTTTAACAAATTAAATATTTCTAATACTACTCTATTTATTGTTAATTGTAACAATAAATAGAGTAGTTATTTATGTAAATTTACAAAATTTTATTTTTATATATAAAAACTATTGTAATTTAGTTAATAATATGTTATAATAAATTTAGAAATTTTATTAATTAATAGAGAAGTGGTGATAATTTTGGCATTAAATTTTAAAGAAACAGAACAAGAATTATTAACACTTATAGAAAATAATCCAAAGGATGAAAAAATATATACTCTTATACGAGATATTGCATTTAATTATTTATTTAATGTTATGCGTCCAGGTAGTAGTTATTATGATTATGACATAATAGCATCAGATTTAGCCGCAGATTTATTTTTAAGAATAATAAAGGGAGCTAAAATAGAACATTTTACAAACTATATATCTCATATATTAAAAGCATATTATTTAAAATTGTATGAAGATATTAATTGGAGTGTTGTTATAGATACAACTTTAAATAACGACTTAGAACAATCAATAAAAACAAGTTGTATGAGTAGTCGAAATGATGATCACGATAAAATAGAAAATATATTAACAGGAATTTATTTTAGTCAATTTGAAAGTATAATTACGGACGTTATGAAATCAACCAAATTTAAATATAACACAAAAGAAAGATTAAATTTAGAGATTTCCATTTTATTAACTCTAAATAAAGGTAAAGAAGTATATTTTAGAATTGGTGACGAACTTAAACCCTATATAAAATTTATAATTACACAAATAAAACAAAAAATGACAATAGATGGAATTTGTGGTAGAGAAACATATAGTGTATATAATTTAAATAATGATGGCAGTTATTTGGATGATTTGTAATTATTTTATGTGGAGGTAATTAATTAGTGACTCATTTAGATAATTTAGATAGTTTATCTCAACCCGAAATATATTCCTTAATCTGTGAATGTTTGTATGCTCTAAAAAATAACCCTAAATATTCAATTATAAGTGAATTAGCTTTTTTACTCGAAAAAGATTCTTTCATTAAATTTATAAAATATTTTGGTGGAATGACTATCACTGTTCCTACTATAGATGAATTTAAAGAAACAATTAGTTTATTGCTGTTGTATCAAGCAACAGAAATTGATAAGTTACCTTGGAGACAGGCTTTAGAGTTTGCTGGCTATGACCAATCTTTGAGTCGTTCTGCCCAACGTAAACTTTCTATATTAAAAAAGTCTATAAAAGAATATAAAGAAGGTGCTCGTCATTATGAATAATACTGATAAATTTTCATCCACTTGTTTATATTTATATGGTTCTTTTTGTAATTGTGAAAATGTAGATAGAAATACATTTTTTAATTATTGTGTAGATAGTAGACTTAATAAATTAATTTCAGATAATTCTAACCAATTAGATTATGTTTTAGATAGTGTAGAAAAGTTTATTGATAGTATTATTACTGATAAACCTTTATATGAAAGATGTAGCAATTACAAAGAAAAAAATAAAAATATTGTAAAATATAATATATCTTGGATAGGTAAATTGATTAAAAAGTACAATAAATCTTGCATTAGTTCATCTAAATTATTACATAAATTAATGATGGATTTACGAGGAGGTGAAGGTGTTGCGTAAGTTAGGAACTATTTTATCTCCAGAATGTAAATCTTATGCTAAGGATATACAAGATATTACGGGAGTAGACGAATATATTAATTTACAGTATTTAAGATTAATTGAAAATTTAGTTTGTCAAAGAATCTGTGAAAAAGTTTTAGATAATAAAAAAGAAGAATTATTTTTTGAACCTATTACTGTTGAAATACCCTTAATGGGTAATTTAATAATAATTCCAGTAAAAAACACAAATAGTAAAGGTGGCAATATGTCATTTAATTTCAGTTTTGAACCACTTGTTACCTTTAGAAAACATATTCAGAAAATTTATAATACTAATGATTGTGAATTAATTTCTTTATTATCTGAAAATTATTCAAAACAATTAACTGAAACTTATGATAATGTATTAGGAGAATTATAATGACAAAAAACAAAATTTCCACTAATTTATCTGCGTCTTATTCTCCATTAAATGAAATGAAATTGCTTGCACAAGGTAAAATACATGAACCGTTTTTATCTGATTTAAATGGAAAAAATGTAGATAATCAAGCTAAATTATTTTTAGCTGCACAAGCAAGAAATGAATTACAGAGAATAATTAGATTAGCTGAATTTTTGGATAATATAGAAGCTAAATTTATGACAGCTGTAAATAAAAAGTTAGTTGAACAGCCGGATAATATTAACTTAATTATGACCGCTATGGATATGACAACTCAATCTTTAAAACGTTCACAAGAATTAATTTATAATGTACTTAAAGATGATAGTTTACAAACCTTAGTTGTCAATACGGTTAATTTAATTCCAGGTGCGGAACAATCTTCAATCATGTCCAGAAAATCGAGAGATGCTATTAGAAGCGTGGCTACTAAATTAATTTCAGATTTACAATCTGAAAACATCGTAGAGCAAGCTGTTATAGATATAGATTCTGACATGGAAGAAACAAATAATGAAATGACAGAAAAAGAACTTATTGATTCTAAATTAAACGAATTGTTAGGTGAATAATTTATGAATTATGTATTTTTAACAATAGATACAAATGAAGATATAATTCCTATTTCAATAACTTTTAATAATAGTGGAGAATTTGATGTATTAACTGGATATACATTGTCAAATACTGAACATAGAAACTTTAATAAAGATCAGTATAAATGTTTAGATGTTGGAATAGAAGTTCCTGGTGTAGGTATATTGAGAGATGGAGATAAGATTAAATTAAATTTATTTGATAAAACATTTTATACACTTCATTATGGTTGGTACACAACCAATGACGGATTAGATTTATTTGGTTGGTATTTAGTTAATAATGAACGAGTACAATCATTTTTTAAACGTTATATAGATACTGTAGAAATAATGCAATTTTGTGGAAAATGTAATAACTAAGTTCTTTAAAGTAGGACATATTTTTACGTTGATTTATACTGTTATTATTTAATTTAATTATTTATGTAACTTGTTTTTAGATGGAGGTCAAAACAATTTTACTAAAGTAATCAATTATTAATTTTAAGTAAATCCAAATATGTCCTACTTTTTAGATATATTTTAAGATTGGAATGATTTACAATGGCTTCAAAGAAACCCGGTGTAGATGGTGATTTATATAAGGATAATGCTGTTTTATTTATAGATACTACTTCATTTAGTAATACTACAAAAAGTATAATTAATAAGTATGAAGATAATTTTATGCTTGTTATGGTAGGAAACTGTGTATTTTCTATAACTTTTAATTATGGTTATTTATCTGATACAAATGCTGGAAGTGAACGTCTTTTAACTGAAAATAAAAATAATGCGGATAGCACTATTACTGAACTTATTACTGGATTTGATGTTGTAGCAAATGGTTATGTAATAACCAGACGTAGATATGGTAATCCTGGTGTTAAAAAATCTTCTGCCTATAATGATGCGAGAGCAATTTTAAAATATATATATGATGGAATAAAAGCAACTTTGGATGCAGATACTTCTGATAAAGATTATAAACTTACTACACTCTGTTCTTATCCTAAGAGATATGAAACTAAGACAGTTTCTGAATTAAAATCAAAGGGTTATCCTTATAATGGTAGTAATTATTTGAATAGAGATGGTGGAGTTAATCATTATGAATAAGTTTAGGAGATGAGTATTTATGACATCTTATATTGTGTCTGATTTAAAACAATTAATTTATGTTCCACAAAATAATTTAGGCATTAAAATAGTATTAGAAGTTGTACGAAATATACGAAATTATAATGATACTACATTTAAATTAATTAAACTTAAATTATATGGTTGTACTATTTGTTCTTTATTGTATGATATTGAATCAAACAATACAAATTACGATTTCCCCTATGTGTACAATATTGAAGAGATCATAAGTATTCTAAATAAAAATGGGTTTAATATTATCTACCAAAGTAAAATTGAATTGAATGAAACAGAATATCAAATTTTAAATAGTATTTATTCTTTAGGTTATAATTATATACAGTGTGGTAGGTATAACCAAAATATAGAACCTCTTGTTATTTATATATCTAAAAATCCTACAAATTCTTATAGTGCAAATCAGGAATTTGTTAGATTAGATGAAATTACTTCTGATTTTGATGTTAATGATTTTGTATGGTTAAGAGAAAAACCTTATGAAAGTTTTTCTATTCCATTATTGTTAAATAGAGAATATCCGGAGCCTTTGACATAAATTTAGTTTGGAGGTATGTATAGTGGCTTTAGGAAATAACAAATTATTTCGTATAAAAGTTAAAGGTATTAATAGAGGAAATTTAGCCCGTAATTCTTCTCCCGGTGTTACATATATTGTGTCTTCGTCAATGGACAAGGCTTATAATGCTTTGTGTATTTTGTATGGCAGTGATCCTAATTATACAGATATTAAGGATTTTGAATTAGAAACTATTGAATTAGTTGCCGATGAATCTAATCCTAATACCTGTTTAACTGATACATATAAACTAATTATGGCAGATAACTTTTTTGAAAGGTTTACTGTTAATAATAAATTAGATATACAGGCCGTTAAAGATTTTGTAGAAAATGAAAATGTCATTAATAATAATGATAAAGATGATGAAGATGATGATACTGAATTGGAGGAAAATGTATGATTTATATATATCATCATACAGATGATGATGGGTATGCTTCTGCTGCTACTGTTATTACTTATCTTATTCTGTCACATACTATTAATGATTGGAATAGTTCAGAACTCAAACTTATTCCTTATAATTATACAAAGTTAAATACTTTTGTTCCTTATGATGAAAATGATTTTTCTTTAGGAGATAGTATTTATTTAGTGGATTTAAGTGTTTCTACAGGTACTATTGAAAAATTTATAAATTTTATTGATTTATTATATAGACGAAATTGTAAATTTACTTGGATAGATCATCATATAAGTTCTTTAGATGATTCCTTTCAAGTATTATTGAATAAACATTTTGAACAATATCATTTTGAAAAATATATAGATTCTAATTATTGTGCGGCATATAATTGTTGTAGATATTTATTGAATTATAAATTAGGTATATCTGCTATTCCTGAAATTATAAGAATCATTGATGATTATGATTGTTGGAAACTTAGATTAGAAGGTACAAAAGAATTTATAGTTGGATTTAGTTTACAAGATAAACATAATCCTTTAAATTCAGATTGGTATAAATGGATAACACAGAGAGATGAAAGCATTCACATAGTAAAAGAATGTATTGAAAGAGGTAAAATTGTTAATCAATGGTTAAATATTGATGATACTACTAAATTTAGTATTAGTGCCTTTGAAACTACTTTTTGTGGACTATTGTGTTGTGCCATTAATGTAAGACGTAACTCTGATATTTTCAGAACAGATAAAGACTATGATATTTATTTAAGTTATATCTATAATGGAGATAATTATATTTATAGCATATATAGTAAAAAAGAAGATGTTTATTGTAATAAAATTGCTGAATTATTTGGTGGTGGCGGACATAAAGGAGCCGCTGGATTTACAAGTAACAAATTAGTTGTAAATAAACATAAAAATTTATACTATAGATATAAAGATTTTAAATTAACACATAAATATAGAAAGTTATTGAAAAGAAATGGTGATAACTAATGTTAATCAAGCCAGAAAATAATAATTATTTGATAAATATAGATAATATTTCAAGAATATTTAGAGATGGAAATAATGGTTTAGTTTGTGTAGTTCCGTCTGCTACAAGTAATACTGGATATGAACAATTTGTTTTGTTAAGTAGTGGAGCTGAACAATACCATTTAAAAAGTATTTCTGCTTTATATAAACAATATGTTATAACGGAAACAGGTGAACTTTTTATACCACCAAAAGTATATGAAATTTCTAATGATACAAATGCTATAACGGCAAGAAATGTGTCTATTAATTTTGTAAATGGTACTGGCAGACTTAGCGTTGATAATAAAGTATCCTATGGTTTTAATGTATATCACAATGGAAAACTTTTAGTTGAAGGTTTAGATTATATTACAATATTACCCTTATATAAAGGAACACACCAAACATATAGATTTATATTTTATTTCATTCAATCCAGATCTTATTACTATTATTCACTTACAATCAATGATGATTTAAAGTCTGTAGGTTCTGATGTTAGTGTCGAAGATTAATTAAATATTTACATTATTTTAATTACTTAATAACAATATTACTTTACAAATATGTTATACTATATTTAAGTAAAAATACACTTAAATATTTATATTTGTGAGGTGATGATGATTTGAAAAAATCCACATTGAAAGTAAGGAGTAAAGCCATAACTGTTTCTAAAGTTTTGGCAAATGATATTAGAGAAGGTAGAACTTTAATAATAAAACCTTTACTGTCTAAGACTGTAATAAATTCAGATGATTTATTTTATCTAAAAGAGCCCTTGGCGGAAAATAATACTTTTACTACCAAAGATACAGCTCTTACATTTATAAAAGTTTTATCAAATAAAGTGGTTAATATACAATCTTTAACTGATACAGACATTGAACATTTGAATATAGAACATAATGATATTAAAACATATTATAATAATCAACTATTGGATATGGTTGGTGTTTGTGTAAAAAATAAAGATTCTATTAATAAACTAATTAAAACTTATTCCTATGATAGTAATCCAACAATTGAATTAATTGAATTGGAAATAATTACACCTGATTGTTAAAATTATTTATTCATACAAACTTTATTATTATATAAATTTAATAACTACTAATAATGTAAGTATGTGTTATTTAAAATTATTTTAATATACATATATTTACATTATTAATTTTTATATTTACATTTTGGTTATTAAATTATTATATTATAAAAAAGGTTGTGTGTAGAATGAATTTTAATATAGATACAAATGTTATAATTGCTATAGCAGGAGGTATCTGTAGTATATCTGCTGCCTATGTGGTAGTTAAAAAATCTATAAAGGGTGTGACTGATAAAGTAAGAGAAAGTATAAAGAAAGAACTTAAAGATGATATTAAAAGAGATGTAGTTGATCCTATGTATAAACAGGCATTGGAACAGTATAAAGAAGATTTTAAACTTATCACGAACCATTTAGATTCTTTAACAGAAAAATTAGAAGAACAATTGGATGAACAGAAAGAACTCAATGATGTCGCCCATGAATTTAGAATTTCTACTCTTAAAGGTCTTATAGTTCAATCACATAGTACATTCACACAATTAGGTAAAATTGAACCTATGGTGTTAGCTACTCTTGAAGATATTTATAAAACATATAAGGATATTGGAGGAAATCATTTCATTGATGATTTAATGGAGGAAATTCGTGATTTATCTAAAGAATCTAAAGATTAACATTTGCAATAGGATAATATAAAATGGAGTGGTTTTGATGGGTGAATTAATTACTACTGATGCTAATACTACGGTTAATAGTAATATAGATTATGATTTTTTAGGTACAGAATACTATTATGCTAATTATAATCCTTCTGGTGGTTATAAAGCCTGTAAAACTGTTGTGTATCATTTGTTTTTAAATACGGATAGATATCATCAAAGTTTAACACCAGATATACCTCAAGTGGATATAAATGAACAATTGTTATTTATACATCTGTATAACGGGGATGAACAATTTAACATTGTAAATGCTGATAGTATTAAAATTACTTTTGAATGTAATGGTAAAACAGTTGAGGGAGATCCAGAACGATTAGATTTATATAATCCATATAGAGGAACATTTACTTATATAATGAATAAAAATGAAACTCAATATGTTGGATTAAACACCATGACTATTACAGTAACTATAGGTTCTGAAACAGCTAATTTTGTTACTTGTTATAATGTGGTAGCTAATGTTACTATTGGTAATATAGATGGTACTACATATGAAGGAATGACATTACAAGATTTAATAGATTTAATAAAAAATCATATTGAAGATAAAACAATTCATTGTGATGATTATAAAAACTTAAACATATATAATGCGTTTATAACTGTTAATACATATGAAGATTTAAACACAATAGATAAATCTTTGTTAATAGATGGAAAAATGTTTAGAGTTAATAATCCTACTGTTACTTACTATTATTATGATACACAATCTAACACGTTTAAACCTTTATTGTTTGATAATGTTGTTTTTGATGATACATCTTTATTATCAAATTATTTAGCACAAACTAAATATTATTATGAACAAGCCCAAGATATCTTATCACAAGTACAACAGATTAAACAAGAAATGGAAGAGCTTAGAGGTTAGTTATTTATTTTTATATGATATCATTTTGGAGGTAATTTTTATGAAAGCTATTATAAGAGAACATCCTTTAAACTATTCAGATGAAGATATGTATGATATTGTAGAAGAAACTATGGAAGCTGCTTCCATCATGACTTCTTTATATGAAAAATGCTTTTACTGTTATGCTTTAAAAAATGAATTTGGTTTCACTAATGAACAACTTCAACATTTAGAAGATGTTATGCAGAAATATTTAGTTGAAAATGTTGTTGATAATATTTTGGATAATTATCCTATGGAAGATGCCAAAAAATATAAAGATGATATTTACTATAAGACATATAATTATTTAACAAATGAATATAACTTAAATTTAACATCAATTTATGATGACGAGAATGAAGAAGAGAAAGAAGAATAATTGAATGAGATTAAAACCTAAGTATGATTCAAATAATTCCACTATAATAATAAGCTGTTCAAATAATGAACAGCTTATTGTAACAGAAAAAATATTAAAAGCTTTTAGTTATAGTTATGAAAAATATAGTTTGGGTAATGATAAGTGCACATTTACTCTTAAATCAAAGTCCAAAGATGATTATAAAATATTTTTAAACTTATGGAAGTCAAACATATGAATAGAATTTAATGACTTGTAAAGTTAATAATTTATTTATACTTTATTTTTTATTTTATAACACATTCTGTATTATTTTGTGTTATAATATAATTACAGTAAAGAGATGATATTGAAGGAAGTGATTATTATAAAACTTCAAATAAATGAAAATGAATATCTTTTTGAAATGGCTAATATTCGTGGTAAATCTGTTAAAGTTCCACATAAACTTCCATTTTCATTTTATTTTTCTTCAAAAGATTGCGTAGAAGGTAAATCATTGTTTCACGGAATTAGAGTTAAACCTGTTTTAAATCCTGAAAAGATGTCTATATCTATGGCAGGTACTTTAAAACTTTGTGATGATTGGGAATTTATACCACCAGAAGGAGAAAAGGTAGATTCTAAACTTAAAAAGCAGATAATTGAATTTTTTAGAACATATAAAACATTATTTGCTGCTGTTTGGGAAAAGGTTTTATCTCCTGATGCCCTGTATGATTATTTTAGAGGAACAATTGACTTTCGTGAATTAAAGGAAGAATTTGATTTTTATGATATGTTTAGTAAAGAATTAGATAATATTTATGATTTAGACAGTTTAACTGATTTTATAAGAACAAATAATTTATTCAATTTATGGGAATCTTAATATTTGTTGTTGTATTAAACTCAAATATAAATTATTTAATTTATAAGGCTGTAGTGATTAAAAGCCTATTATAAATAAGTTCACAAAGTACAACTTGTTTTGCATAAATCTATGTACAAGATTTTAAACAAGGTGAACAGATATTAGGTAAATGGTGTAGTGGTAGCATAGACTCATTTGTAGAGTAAGGGATATCGTTCGATTCGATATTTTACCGACCACGAAGAAAATATCTTAAAATTATTTATAGTAGAAAAATTAATGTAAATTAAATTAAATGTTAGTCGCAGAGATTGAATTGACTGTAGGTGAGTAATGGCCATACAAATCCTACCATTAATTCCACAAGATGAAAAGTTTGTGGCAGCCTTATGTATGCGCTTGTAGCTTAGTGGTAAAGCACTTGACTTTTAATCAAGGGAGCGTGGGTTCGAGCCCCACCAAGCGCACCACTATATCTATATAGACAGATTATATAGATAGTTGTTAGTCATATACAATATTCCTTTTTATAAAGGTATATTGATATATATAGCATAACAAAACCTCATATTTCTCTGCTGGGTAATGCTGAGTTTTTGTTTTCTCCGTCGAATAGCTGCGGCTCCTACATATTAAGCTATTCTGACAAGTCAAGACGGTGGAGTGAATTACCTAAATGAGTTCTGTTTTCATAATGTTGTCCGACTCATTTAGCTGTGGTAGAATATTCACAATGAATGAACAGGGTGGGGTTCATTCAAAATGGAACCTTCGTCTAGTTGGCTAAGGCATTCGGCTCATAACCGAAATATCTTGGGTTCGAGTCCCAAAGGTTCCACCATTTTTATTTTTAAAATATAGGAAAGGTTATATATTAATTTATGAAGATTGAAATAACAGTTAATAAAAGTAATGATAAAGAAGGTTATTTTACAGCATCTGCTACTACTTCCCTTAAAAGAAAAGAAAAATTTGGAATAAATTGTACTCCAGAAGATATAGGAAAACAAGTAGCAGAATTAATTGAAAAATTAGATAATAGTGGTTTGATTGGAAAAAAGTAAATTTAACAATTTATTTACGGTATTATTATTACTTTTTAACAAAAAGTAGTATATAATATATATATTACATAGAACAGCAACTAAATAGGTTACAATCAACATTATTAAGTTTGAATAAGGGGCAAATTATTTGAGCTTAAATATCAATTTAATTGTTTTATGTAATATTTGACTTGTCAATGTCACTAAACCTGATAAGTGAGAGAACAGCTTGAAATACTTTTATATTCTTTTTATTTAAATAGTAATATCTCTCTGTTTAAATAAACCTAAAAGTTTGTAAAAGTTAATTGTAATTCCTTTTGTCAACTTGTAGCATAATTGCAGTAACAATATGTATATAAGGAGTTAAAAACTTGTGACAAGAATGTAGAACATCTTTTTACTGAAAGATAACTATACGAAGCTATCGTTAGAGGATTGCCGATAGCACATACGAGAAAATAGCTTAATTTTGTAGAGCATTGGTTTTTAAGAATCACAGGTCTTAGTTCAATTCTAAGTTTTCTCCACAATTTATTTTTAATGTTAATAATTAGTTTACAAATAGTTTATTACTACTTAACACATTCAATTAAAATATGTGTTATAATGTAATTACAGTAAAGATAAGAAATAACAAAGATATATAAGAAAGGTTGTAAATTAAATGAAATTTACAAGTGGTTTTATTCAATACTAATAGGTTTAACTGATTGAACCTGCCAAAAATCAATTAGTCTAAAGATATGTTTGGCACTTACTGGATCCGGACAGTAAGGAGGCAGAGAATATACAACTCGTTAAGAACATATTTTTAGTAGCAACTATTAGTTAATAAGATATGCGGCTGTGGCGGAACAGGCAGACGCAAGGGACTTCGTTATAAAGGCAAGGTTTTATTCAATGACAGTTTATGAAGGTTATACAGCTAAATACTGAAAATGAAACTGTGGACCACATGGATGGTAATTTTTCTAACAATAGTTTTGTTAGAGAAATGAACGAATACTTGCCCAGCAGGAGCCTGGTAGAAGAAATTCTATCAGTGGAGGACGCTAATTCGGGGAACTCTTTGGTCGAGAATCCCGAGCAAGATTAATTATTTTAATCGTGTGTAGAGACCTTACACGTCCCACCTAAGTCAGATATATGATCTGATATGGTGAAGAGCAAGTCCAGACTACAACACACAATTTATTGTGTGGCTATCTAAAGATAGAGTAGTAAGAAAATCCCTCGGTGGAAACATCATACGGGTTCGATTCCCGTCAGCCGCACCATATCATCATAAGAGGGTCGGTGTAAATCCGATTAAATGCTTTCCCACCAAAATCCCGACGGGAAACACCCTTGAAAAACTTTTTAATGATGCTTTGGGATATGCATCATAAATAACGTTGGAAGTTTACTGGTGTTTTTAAGGCGTTATTATGTGGTTTTAATTGGCACAAATGGTTTCCACACAAAAAACCTTTTTCGTGCCACATAAGCTGGATTAGCACAGCGGTAGTGCATCCGCCTTGTAAGCGGAAGGTCATCCGTCCGAATCGGATATCCAGCTCCATTTAAAGTAAAAATACAAATTATACATTTTGGAGGTTAAGCATTATGACTACTGAGAAGATGACTATTCACGAAGCTCTTAGCGAATTGAAGATTCTTGGTTCAAGAATTGAAAGAGAAATTGCTTATGCTAATTTTGTTATTACTAATAAGCATAGTAATGATAAGATTAACGGACAAAGTATTGAAGAATATAAGACCAATGTATCTTCTATTTATCAGAAGATTAGAGACCTTATTAGACGTAGAACTGCTATTAAGAAAGCCGTTGTAAAGTCTAATGCTATTACAGAAGTTACTATCGGTGATGAAACAATGACAGTAGCAGAAGCTATTGAGTATAAGAATACAGGTATTGATTATCTTGTAGCTCTTAATAATAAATTGTCTAATGAGTATGCTAATGTAAAAACTTCCATCACAAGAAATAATGGTGATGTCCTTATAGAAAAGGCCAATGACTATGTAATTAAGCTTTATGGTGGTAAAGATAAGGATGTTAGTGCTTCTACAATAGAAGATGCAAGACAGAATTATATCAACACACATAAACTTGATATCATTGATCCTATTAGTATTGATAAGGAGATTAAGGAACTTACTGATTACATTGATAATTTTAAGTCAAAAGTAGATAGTGCTTTGAGCGTTTCTAATGCTATAACTACTATTGAAATTTCCTATTAATGGTTTTAATTTTCGGAGGGTCTTAACGGACTCTCCGGAATAAATAAACAAATATGATTGTAATGTGAAAATTAAGAATTAAGATTCCTCGTATAATAGGTTAATTATACAACTACTTAATACATTTAACATTGAGGGTTAATTATGTATTGAATTTCCAAAATAGCCAAAAGGATAAGGCGTCAGTCTTTGGAACTGAAGATGTCGGTTCGATTCCGATTTTTGGACAAGAAATGTATTGTTAATCGGTCACTATGGATCGATTAAATAAAGATGCTATAAAGTTCAAACTTCAAAATTCAATCATTAAAGTTACAACATTCAAAGTTTATAAATGTATTTAAAGTTAAAAGTGTAAAGAATAGAAGCTCAAAGCTATATGAAATCCTTGATTAAGGGTTAATGTGATAATCTTATGAACAGTTAATCAACCCCAAGGCTGCATTTACAATCATTATTTACAGGGATATGGTGGAATAGGTAGACACGGTTGCTTCAAATACAACTGCGAAAGCATAAGGGTTCAAATCCCTTTATCCCTACCATTTGGGGATATGGTGGAATTGGTAGACACGACAGTTTTAGGTGCTGTTGCGAAAGCATAAGAGTTCGAGTCTCTTTATCCCCACCAGTTGAGGTTCAAGTAGCAATATTTGAAACTCTTTGTGGATATGAATATAACTAAATAACTTTTGCATATCGGCTATTTATACAATTCATATCCACATTTATTGGGATATAGCCAAGAGGTAAGGCACGGGATTTTGATTCCCGCATTTCGGTGGTTCAAATCCACCTATCCCAGCCAGTAAGGAAAAGCGTTTGGTTCTATTTAAGACAGCATACTTTTATATTTAATTGGAATTAATAGAACATCAAGCCCGTTGTCAGATAGCTTTTCTTTATTCCAAAAAATTTACAACGAGTGAAAGCCTAACCATTTAGAATAAGTATTTGCTTGACCTAAAAATCAAGAGAACATAGAGTAGCAACTATGTGTGGCGGAAAGTAGTTGTAAGTTTTTTATAAATGAAACTAATGTCTGACCCCCATTAGTTTCATTTATGTAAGCATAGACAAAAGAGAATAACATTAGGTTTATTCTGGTAAAGTCAGCCCATTTATCAGGGTGCGTAAGATGGTTGCAAACATCTTATTTGTTGGTTCGAGTCCAACTGCTTACGCCATACCATTCCAATGTTAATCCTTGATTGGGATGGGAAATGCACGTTTGATGAAGCTAATGTCTGTCACCATTAGCTTCGTTTATCGGGATGTATCTCAGTTTGGTAGAGTGCTTGCTTTGGGAGCAAGATGCCGCAGGTTCAAGTCCTGTCATCCCGACCAAATGCCCTCCGAGGTTTGCGGATTGACGGTGAAAGCTCATTCAGTAGCACTACATATTTCCAGATGAGTCTGTATGAAAGTAGGTTAGACTGATATAGAACTCCCTACATTCTATATGTTTTCGGACAATATGAGAAAGGCACTATTCATTTTAAAGGTTATGATTTAAGTGAGGAAGGATAAGAAATTTACAAGAGGAAATGGTGATATTGTTTCTTATAAAGAAATGATTGATATTATATGTAATTATATAATTAAAGATATAAATGCTGAATATGAATTAACTGTCGGTACAGATAGTCAAACTCATTCTAATACTAAAATGGTAGAAGTTATTGCTTTACATAATGTGGGTAATGGTGGAATATTTTTCTATTATATTGAATATGTAAGACGAATGACTAATGTAAAAGATAAGATAATAGAAGAAACACAAAGAAGTTTAAATAATGCTAAAGGTCTTATAGACAATATTCAGTTTAAACTAATTGACAATGATATTGATATAGAAAATTTAAATTTACGTCTTCAGATTCATTGTGATGTTGGAAATAAAGGTAAGTCTAAATCTTTAATTAAACAGATTACAAATTGGGTTAATGCTTTAGGATATGATTGTACTATAAAACCAGATAGCTATACAGCTTCAGGAATAGCAAATAAAATTTCAAAATAGGTGTATTACAGTGAGTCAGTAGAAATTAATTTCTTGAAGTGGATTCATTAGAAAGTACGTTTTAAATGGTTAAACGGTTCTTTTATAGACGGTGGTTTAATGAGAGAAATTCTATTTAAAGGCAAATCAGAACAGATATGGTATTATGGTGGTGTTTTTAAGTATAATATGCATTGGTTCATTGCCACAGAAGATGGTAATATATTTCGTGTTTCCCCTACAACAATTTGTCAATATACAGGATTAAAAGATTCTGAAGGCCGGATGATTTTTGAGGGGGATATTGTAAAGACAAGTGAGGTCGTGTCTGCTTATGGAACAGATACATTCACAATTGACTTTGCTGAAGGTAATTTTTATATCTGTAATACTGGTACTATTGCTACATTACGCTCGTGGGCTGAAATGGTTAAAGTTGTAGGAAATATCTATGACAACAATTAAACTTTACTTTCGTACAGGGTGGTATTATACAATGTATAATTTTGATAAAACATTTCACATTACTCCAGAAGAAACAAGAAAGCAGATTGAGTTTGCTCGTAGAAATCTCACGGCAGATAAATACTGCTGCGTATGTGCAAATTCCATAGATAAACCTGATACTGAAATGGGTTATCCAACAGAACGCTGCTATTGTTCTGTCAGCGGAGAATATCGAGACGGATGTTCTGGTAATGCTTGCAAAAATTGGAAAGCAAAATATCCTGAATATGAGGAATGAGAAAATTGGTTTTATGTGAGGTGAGACGATGACTATAGAAGAAGCCATTAAAGACTTAGAAGAAGATGGTATAATGCTTGGTGCTGGCGACTATGTTGATGTAGAAGCACTAAAGGTTGCCGTAGATGTAATGAGAGATTATCAAAGAATAGTGTATGAAAATGAACGTTTAAAACACGAAAACAAATTAGCCTTTAAGGAACGTGATGAGTTGCGTAAGCTTATTGTGGAGAATGAAATGTTAAAAGTCCCTGCAATGAATATAACTATAACCAAAGAACAAGCCGACAAATTAGGGTTCAACCTTGAGTGAGGTGAACAAGTGAAAGTACACGAAATAGTTGTCCCGTGTAATCAGTACGAAGAAAATTATAGTATTAGATGTAACGCAACTATAATCTCTACAAATACTTATAAATCAATATAAGAAATCTTATAAAGACTATTTCCTTTTTCATAGTGTTTGATTTGGAAATTCTTGTGAAAATCTACTCTCATTTGGTATAACACTCCCAAGGCTTAAATTCCGGTGGTGCGTCACCGTACATATCTATAATTGCTTTTAAAGTGCAGATTTTATAGATTTATTATATTCTTGTTGTCCATAATTTCTTAAATTAATAGCAGCATTTATATCTCTATCAATAACATTTCCACATTGATCACATTTATAAATTCTATCATTTAATTTAAGATTATGTTTAATAGAACCACAACAAGAACAGGTTTTACTCGAAGGATAAAATCTATCAACAATATAGAGAGGTATATTTTGTTCTTCACATTTATAAGTAAAATAAGTTCTTATAGTATTAAAAGATTGATTTTGTATATGTTTTGACAAATGTTTATTTTTCATCATTCCACTTACATTTAAATCTTCAATAGCTATGAAAATTGGATTTCTTTTCACAATAGAAGATGTAAATTTATGATTATAGTCTTTTCTTATATTTTTAAGTTGTGTTTCAATTTTATATATTTGTTTTTGAAGTTTTACTATATTTTGAGTTTTAACAAATTTAGTACCTACTTTATTAGCTTCAAATTTTCTTGAAAGTTTTCTTTGTAATCTTATTTTTCTTTTTTCAAGTTTCTTTATTCTATTAGTTTTATTAATGTTTTTATATTTTTCTCCAGTAGATAAAATAGCTAAATCTTTAATACCTAAATCAATACCAATAGGTTCTGATTTTGATTGTTCTTTATTTACTATGTCAACATCTATAGCAGCAACAAAATACCATTTATTATCACTAAATTTAACTTTAGCATTATAAATCTTAAAATCTTTACCGGATTGTCCTTGTGGAAATGGATTATGTTTACCTATTTTTACCCAACCAATTTTAGCAATAAATATTTTATCTCCTTTAAATTGAACGTGCATACAATCTTGATGAAACCCTTCATCACAATTAAGTTTTTTCTTAAATTTAGGATGTCCATTTCTATCATAAATTGTTAAAGGATTACCGATTCTTTTACTATGAGCTATCTGTTTTGCAGAATAAGGCTTATAATTAGGTTGTTTTACTTTCTTAAAATAATTGCTATAAGCAGTTTCTAAATCTTTAATAGCTTGTTTAGTGATATCACAACTAACACTCTTTAGCCACTTAAAGCTGTTATCATTATTTTTTAAATTTACAATTAAATGATGTAACTCTTTAAAAGGAATTAACTTACCATTTTCTTTATAAGATTTCATTTGTAAATCTAAAGCCCAATTATATATGAAACGTCTTGTACCGGCAAATTGCCAAAATAGTTGTTCTTGTTCTTTAGTAGGTATTAAAAGAACTTTTTTACCCCTCTTAAAAGTATTACTCATTATTATCATCACTTTCACTTTGTAATAATTCTTCCATAATACATTTTGTTTTAGTTGCACGTTTTCCGTGTAACTTACAACTAAATACAGTTATAATTTGCATTAAATCTTCCATAAGTTCTTGCTCAATAGTTTTATCTTCACTATCTAATATAACAATTTGAGTATTATGTAAATCGGCAAATTGTTTTATTAAATCAAAACCAAATCGAACTAATCTGTCCTTATATAAAACATAAATTGTATTTACTTTATTACTACAAATAAGTTCAAGTAATGTAGTTAAGCCTTTTTTAGTATAATTAATCCCACTACCTATGTCTTGAATTATTTTATATGGTTGATTTAATGATTTTAAGAATAATTCAATATTATCAACTTGACGTTTTAAATCATCTTTTTGTTTATTGGTAGAAACTCTACAATAGCCAATATTAATTCTATTATCAAATACTTTGTACTGTTCCATAAAAGTATTTAATTGTTCTAAAGAATAATAGCGATAACCATTACTTCGTTTTTGTGCCGGAATTAATAGTTTTGACCTTTCCCAATTTCGTAATGTTTGTGCAGAAACACCTAACATAGTAGCAGCTTTATGAATACTTAAATAAGTTATTGACATCTTATACTTGCCTCCTTAATTTATAATGTTTACTATAAATTAATAATTACATAATATATGTTTAAATATTATGTGCTATAATTAATTTATTAACTACATTATAACATACAAGTTATAAAAAGTCAATAGATAATTTAATGTATTATAAATTGTTTACAAATTATTTACAATTTCTATTAAGAAGTGAAGATACTATTGAGAATGGAAGTGAAATAAATGTTTAACACCAAAGATAAAATAGAGAATGATTTCTGGGACGGAGTATTCGAATCTATATGGGGAACGTACAGGAACGAAGAAAATGAATTGTATCGTAATGTTTATAAGAATGAAATAGATGAGTTTATTAACAGTCTAAGAAATGACCTGGATATTCTTTTAAAGGTCTATGGAAGTTATAATCTCCATGACACTGAAAGATTGTTTGCAATCCAGTTCTATGGTACATTCCACGATTTAGAGAATCCTGAAAATCTTGAAAATCTGGCTATGAGATTTGATAAGATATACAATGGAGACTTAGGCGACAAATCTAAGAATCCATATGATGAAGCATAAGAATTGTTGCAACAGTGTCACAATAATGAGGAAATAGACGATATAGATGGATAGTAGACTATAAATCTGTTGCTTTGGTTTCGGCAGTTCAGGTTCATTCTTTCCTACCGATAAGGCCCGGTAGTCAAGTGGCAAAGACATCGCCCTTTCACGGCGAAGACCGGAGTTCAACTCTCCGTCGGGTCACCACATTGTTCGTTCTACCTCTCGTTTTGTTTACAGGAAAATGACATATCAGTTTATCTGATATGTCATTTTTCTTTACAAAAATACTGAAATTTATAAAATATAAAGATATCTTAGAATTAGAAGGTGATTATATGTATGCGTTAATGATGAATAAATCTTTTATATGTGTATCTTCTGGATTTGAATTACAACCAGTTAATCAAATCAGTTCTGCTACATTATTTGATAGTTTTTCTAATGCTAATAATTTTGTGAATACACATATTCAAAAGAAAATTAGATATAAATATAAAATTGTCAATTGTGATGATTTAATGCTGTCCGATGAATCTTTATCTAAATTAGTTTTAGATACAGTTACAGATAAAACAACTAAATTAATAGATGAACAGATACAAATGTTAAACAATGCTTTATCTTTAATGGACAGAAAACAGCAAGATATATTACATTATATTGAAGCTAATGAAAAGTTCAATTTGTACCAATCTTGGAAGATAGTTCACAAGCTACAAAAGATAAGAGCTAAACGCCGGAAGATAAAGAAATGCTTGGTAACTTTATTTTCTTTTAAACAATCTATAAGTTTAGAACAGCTTTATCTAAATCAATGTGAAAGTAATTCCTATAACAATCGTGTAATTGAAGATATGGAAAGTTACATAATGAATGATGACACGGAGTAATATTTAATTATTTGTTTACATTTATATAAAACTATTGTAATAACTATAGTTTATAATATAATTACAGTAAAGGAAACAGTAATAAGGGTTTTAATTATTGGAGGATTTTGAATATGAAATATCTTGTTAAAATATGGTGGGAAAATGAAAAGACAGCAGATATAAAGATAATGTCGGAAAGAGAGCTGGTTAAGTGGTTTGATATGTCAGACTGCTACCCTTCATTTGATTACGAAATCTATGCAGTGGATACTCACGCTAAGAAAGCACCTTTTAAGATTACTTATGTAGGTTGGCAGCCTAACTGTTTTATAGAGTTTGTAGATGAGTATGGAGATGTTGCAGCAGCTGGCTATGGTACAGATCATTAAATAAGAAAGGAAAGATAATATGAAAGTTCTTATAGTTATAGATATGCAGAATGATTTTATAGACGGAGTGCTTGGTACGAGGGAAGCTCAAGCAATCGTGCCTCTTGCCTGTGAGAAGATAAAGAACTTTAAGGGAGCAATACTCTTAACCGCTGATACTCACAATGAGAACTATCTTAATACACAGGAAGGAAAATTTCTTCCTGTTCCTCATTGTATAAGAGATACAATTGGTTATGATATTAACGATGATATATATGCGGCTATATGCAAAAAGCCTCATTTAAAAATACATAAAAATACTTTTGGAACCTTCACTCTGCCAAAATGGATAAAAGAAATAGCTCATGATTCTGGAGAAGAGATTGAAGCTATTGAGCTTATTGGAGTTTGCACGGATATATGTGTAATCAATAATGCTCTTATCCTTAAAGCGGCGTTTCCCGAAGTACCAATTATGGTTGATGCGACTTGCTGTGCTGGCGTAACACCCGATCTGCATGAGGCTGCTCTTAAAGTAATGAAGAGCTGTCAGATAATTGTGAAGGAGGGCTAACTATGAAGCTCACATCTGAAATAATTTATCAGATCAATAAAGATATGAGTGAACTTCAGATGCAAGAATATGAAAGGGATATACGGGAGTTTGAATGTGTTGAGAAAGGAGAGCTTCAATACTTCCTCGCTTATCTTTGGAAAAGGTATGAGAGACTTGAAAAGTGCTGGGAAAATGTCTGTGATGAATTAGAAAGATCTTGATAATAAAGGAGGGCTGATTATGGCTCTGAATATATGGCTTGATGATATAAGACCTGCTCCTTCTGGATATATATGGGTTAAGTCAGTCAACCAAGCTCAAAAAGTTATTTTAGGAGCCGAGAATCTTGGGGAAGATATACTTGAGCTTAATCTTGATCATGATCTTGGTGATTATGCTAAGGACGGTGGCGATGGTATTAAGTTAATACTGTGGCTTGCAGAAACTGAGAGACATTATCCGATTGAACTCCATACTCTTAACCCGGTTGGGCGTGAAAATATGCAAGCAATTATAGATCGGTATTGGCCGTAAGTAAAAAAGGAATGATAATTATGCCGAACGTTACTCCACTTCCAACTTCAATACACATAGAGTTTCCTTATGATGTGACTATCACAACAAAGGAAGAAGCTGTTGATTATGTTATCAACCAGTGTAAGAACTGTCCTCGTTACATAGCTAACTGGGATTGTTCTGGTAAAACTTTATACAAATGCATAACTGTGACGCATGATCTCGTAAATAATGTAAGAGAGCAGTTTCATCTTTTTACGAATGAAAGATTATGATACAAAAAATGGATCGGTATTGGCCATGAGGAAGAAAAAATTTTATTTTGACTTTTCTAAAATTTTTGATATAATACTCGTTTTGCAGAGATAACTTTTCCAGATCTAAAGTGGTAAATTTTATAGACAAAGGAGAATTATAATGGACATTACTCTGTTAAATATAATAATTGAAAAACATAGAAAATGGATAGGGCATCAGGAAGGTGGGGAAAGAGCTAACCTTTGCGGGACTGACCTTCGCGGGGCCAACCTTAGTGGAGCTGACCTTCGCGGGGCTAACCTGCACGAAACTAACCTTAGTGGAGCTAATCTTTGCCGAACTAATTTTAATAGGGCTGACCTTTGTGGGGCTAATCTTTACAGGGCTAATCTTAGTGGAGCTGACCTTTGTGAGGCTAACCTTAGTGGAGCTGACCTTTGCCATGCTAACCTTTATGAGGCTAACTTTAGTAGGGCTAATCTTTATGCAACTGACCTTTGTGAAGCTGACCTTAGTAGGGCTAACCTTTATGGAGCTAACCTTCGTGGAACTAATCTTAGTAGGGCTGACCTTAGAGGAGCTAACATTCGTGAGGCTAATTTTATTAGGGCTAACATTCGTGAGGCTAATCTTAGTGGAGCTAACCTTAGTGGGGCTAATCTTAGTGGAGCTAACATTCGTGAAGCTAATCTTAGTGGAGCTAACCTTAGTGGGGCTAATAATATACCATATATACCTATGGCTTGTCCTGACAATGGAAGTTTTATTGCGTGGAAGAAAGCCGGAAAATATATTATAAAATTGCTTATACCTGATGATGCTATGCGTTCATCAGCAACCGGTAGAAAATGTCGAGCAAATAAAGCCAAGGTTTTGGAAATTCAAAATGTAGACGGAGAAAAGGCTGATATTAATTCAGTGGCAAGTGATTATGATAGTAGTTTCATATATGTAGTAGGACAAGAAATAACGGTTCCTAATTTTGAAGAAAACAGATTTATGGAGTGTGCCCCAGGAATACATTTCGTTATCAATCGGCAAGAAGCAGTTGAGTATGCAAGATAAGAAAACCATATAATGGAATAGCTTATTCCGAACAGACATATAACGTGTGGAATAATTTTTGGTGGTAATACCATTCATCAAAATAAATATAAATACAAAGTAATTAAGGGGGATGTACAATGAAAGACAAGCAAAATCAAATTGAAAATGCTTGTGACTATTGTAAAGGTGGTATTTCCGTCATAGGTAAAACAGTTCATGAAACACTTAGCATTCAAACAAGTGATAAAGGTATAAGGGTACTTATGACTGAATGTGACCCATGTCCGACTTATGCACACTGCGGATTACACCATATTAAGTCAAGAGCTGTCTACCTTATAAACTTCTGTCCTATGTGTGGAAGAAACTTAATAAAATAGGAGATGAAATTAAATGTTATATGATGTAACTGCTTATGGAATTATAAAAAGTCTTACAAATGATGTAAAGGAAAACCATCCTAATTTATCTGATAATGAAATTAAAAAGTTTGTTTTAAATGCCTTGCTAGCAAATTGTGTTAATGAAACCATAATGGAACAGGTGGATTATCTTATAGAAAATAACGGTTATCAAGGAGAATGAAAAATGAATAAAAGAATAAAGAAAAAGAATGACATAAAAAGATTCAATGAGTTTTTCTTCAAAGCCAAAAATCTTGTAACTACACTTGATATTGATTATTATTTTAAATACAGTCATTATGACTTTTTCTTACACTGCTTACACTGTCTTGATTTACCCAATTCTGATATATATTGGGAAGAATATGATAAGTGGATAGGTTCTATTAATGGTAAAAGATATTGGTCTTATGCAAGAAAAAAGAATAACATACCTAAATATATTGGGTATAAAAATAAAGTGATTAAATATAAATAGTAAAAAAGAATAAAACAACATATTATAATAATAAACTACTAATAGTATAATAATAGGTGTTTAGTAATGAACACCCTTGTTCTACTATTAGTATTTTTTATATAAAGGAGTTTATAAATATGATTATTAGAGAATATAGAAATAAATTTCGACCTAAATATGAATATTTTGCCAGATATAGAATTACTTTCAATGATTATGATGAGGAAATTGCAAATAATTTAATAGGTCTTATTAATTCTTATTTTATTGTTTATGACAATGTTAAAGATTTAGGACCCCGTGGAATTGAATTTATGATACATAATGATAATATTAGCTATATTAATAAATTATTTATAGAAGATTTTTTAAATGAATATGATTATGGTTATATTGCTAATGTGGAAGATATTGGTTGTCCTAATGTATATAAAGATGATAAATGGTATTGGATTGATTCACAAGAATTAGCAGATATAGATGAATTAGAAGAAATTTGGCATAATAGTTTTGTTGGCTATGGTGATTATGATGATAATTATCCTACTACCTTTAATGCATTTGTTCGTCAATGTGTAGATGGTAATGAATTAAAATTAGTGGAATGGATAACTAATTAAAGTTAGGAGTTTACCTATGAAATTAAGAATATTAGAAACATATAATGCTAAAAATAATTTTGTATCTATTAATAACCCAGATAATATAGCTGCAAATTGGTTTGGTAATAAAAAAGTAGGTAATGTTACTCTCAATGATTATATGCGTTATGAAAAAGGTCAAGATGCTATAATTGAATATATGTCACCTAATGAATATTTAGATAGGTGTATTAATGACATATTTAATTCTACATATGAAAAAGTTGTGGGTGTTGTTAAACAACATAATGCTAATATTATATCTAAATATGCTAATGATATGTTAAATGGGGATAAATTTCCTTTACCTTATTTAGATTATGTTCATAAACAACAAGAAGGTAGACATAGAGCTTTAGCAGTTATTGAAGCCTTTGGTGAAGACAGCATAATGCCTGTTATAGTTATAAGACCGACTGACCCAACAGAAGAAGAACTTAAACAATATGCTAAACAGCGCTGGCCCAATGATCCTGCATGGGGATTAGAATATGTAAAAAGTAAGTATGATAAATTTAATATTGACAACACTATTGAGGATGAAACTGATGGTTTAGATAATATTGAAACCAAATATAATGATACTGATTTTGATTTAGATAGTGAATTAGATTCTTTATATGATGATATAGATGAAGAAGATTTCCTTAATTTTGTAAATAATAGATACCATACCAATTATAATTCAGTCACAGATATAGATGCTATAACATTTACACAGGCACTTGATAAATATTTCTCGTAGTATTACATTTGTTTTATAAATAAATTTAATTATTTATTTACATTCTATAATAATATTAGTAATAATTATATAGTATAATAGTATAGTAGGAAAACCATATTTGGAGGTATTATACTATGAATTATACTGTTAATGAAAAACTTAAAAATGAATTATTTGCCGATATTTATATGGATTTTGTTAAATGTAGTAGCAATCAATGTTGGGATATTCCTAATTTTTATACTATAATTCTTTATGATTGGATAGATAATCAAAAGAAAGTTTTTCATATTGAAAGTGAAGAAGAATTATATTTCTTTGTAAAGAACTTTGCATATAGAGATATTATTTATATTATGAAATGCCCTTGGCGAAATGGCAATGATTTGAATAGTAGATTCAATGTAGATTGTATTAATGGAGTAATATATAATGAATATTTAGAAGAATTTGATAATAATGAATTTAAGTATTTTAATTCAATTTGTAATCAGTTTGGAGTTGAAAATTATGGTGAAGATAATAACCCCTGGACGTCCAGAGTTTATTAAGGTTAATATTAATCAGTTTGTAGAATGTGTTGTAAAAACATTTAAGTTATCTTTAAATGAAGAACATATTACTTCAAAGGATAAGTTAAAACAATACAGAGATTATATTGACGGAGCAGAAGTTAAAAAAGAATTGGGTAATTTACTTAATGATTTTGTTAATAAATATAAACGAAATGACTATATAAGAAAAGTAGATTTCTATGTTAGCAAAAAAGAAGGACTCTCTAATTACATTGAAATTACTTTTAATGCTCCTTTTGGTGTTAAAGAATGGCTAAAACATATGAAAATAAGAATTTCTGACCATCCTAAACACAATGATAGAAAGATAGATGAATATATAAAATTAGAAGGTAAATCAGTAGAAGATATAGAAAATGAATTAGATATAATAATTAATAGACGGATTAGAAGATTACAAAGAGAAGAACAAGGAGTAAGTTAATTATGAAACTTAAAATTAATGAAAGTGGTTATAGCCATAAAAAGTATAATTTGATTTCTGAAGATGAATATAATTGATAGTCAACTTACTCATAATAATATAGAAGATTTTATAGCTGATATGAATGATAGACTTGATAATTTTGTTTAATTAGAATAAAAGTAGCTAATTAGAAAGGATTTAGTTAATGTGATTAAACTTACTATACCAGAAAGCAATGATTGGAATACCAATACGCCTAATATTAAAATTAATTTTATGCGTCAAATAATGAAAGAAAATAATAATTATGTTGGAGAACCTTGTGTAGGTATATTTTGGTATGACACTAATGAAAATGAATTATTTGGTGTTCGTTCTAATTTAGCAGAAGATACTAAATATTATTATTCAGATATGTTAAATCAATATGTAAGAACAACTAAATTTTTACATTATGCCATTTGGCAAAAAGAATCTAATAGAGGTAAAGACGAACGATTCCAAACTTTAGATTATACTAAATATCCAAGGGGTAGGATATTTGAAGTTAAAGATAAAGGTTTTGAAGTATATGTTGGTAATTGGATAAAAGATTATCCACAATGTAAACAATTAATTATAGATGAATTTGATTTACCTCAAAATACTGAATTTATAATTGATGCACATTGGGATTTAGGTCACGGTTGGTCAGACAAAGAATTTTAAAACAAATATCAAAAATGAATTATAGAGGTGAAACTACATTGAAATTAAGAATTAATGAATCAAAATATAATTTAGATTGGAAAGAAATAGGAACAGAAACTATTTATATAGGTGATGAAAGATATAGACTTCCTATATATGAAAAACGTTTATATCCTACTATTGTAATTCAAGTTGTACCAGAAGAAAATGATAATAAGGAAGAAATTGTTTGGACAGTTTATTATACACCTGAATTTGGTAGAGCCGGTTTTAAATTTGTTGAAACAGGTTTCTTTGATAGCGTAGAAGCTATGGATTATGTAGATAATGAACTTATAGGTAAGTTTGATATATTTGACATTATTAATAATGCCATAAACGAAGATGTAGATACCAATTCGAAAGATTTGGCTGAACAAGTATTAGAAACATTTAAGTCTGATGTAGATAGATTAAAAAGTATATACGCTTCCTATATGAAACTATATAAGGAAAATAAAGATAACTCAGATAAGTTATTAGATATAGCTGATAAAATAGCTTCTATTACAATTAATATACCTGATGTATTTAATAAATAATATTTGTAGAAAGGAATTGATTATATATGTTTATAAGAGAAGATATGATGGCACAAGTTAATAAAATGGAGGATAGAATAATAGACTATCTTGGTTGGGAAGAAGCTTTTAAGGCTATTTCTAAGGCATTAGATGTAGATACTAAGAATAGTATTTACGAATATATAATTAGAAATTATGAGATACCCTTATATGAATTTGGGGGCTATAAATTTGACCCAAATGGAGATTGGACTGATATTTGGTATTCTGTAATAGAGCCTATTATAGACGAGCATTTCGGTTCCGAAACATTTGAAGATGACGTGGATGCCATAATTAATATGTTTATGGATGAATTTGGTGAATTTGATTCTGTAAGAATTGCCTGTGAAAAGTTCTTTGATGAAAATTATATTTAATTTAAAAGAAAGGATTTGATTATATATGAAATTAAGAATTAATGAATCTACTAAACGTAATATAATGGAATTACCTACATCAGAAAGACTTGATATATTAACTAAACTGTTTGATAAGTACCCTTTTGGTGTAAGTACAGAGCAAGCTATGGCATGGTTTGAGCTAAATGGATTTGACACTTCTAACTATACTAATGAACAATTTAATAGCGATTGGGATGATTGGCTTTCCTTTTATGATTATGATGACGAAGATAATGTAGTTGATACTTATAATGAAATTGAAACCAAAGAAGATGCTTATAATTGGTTACAAAATAAGTTAAGCGAATATGGAAATACATATCATTTTAATAATGAAGATAGGTATAAGTTAGATAGACTTATAGATAGATTTGGTAATACTTATTTTTGGAATAGATAATAGTAAAGGAAGAATTTATTATGAAAATTAAAATTAAGGAATCCGAATATGGTTTAGGTGGTAGAAACTATTCTAACTTGAACCCAGTTTTACAGGAGTATATAGATTTTCTTCAAGAAGATGGTATTGAGGTTTTAAATGTTGCCTATAAACTTAAAACAATAACTGTTAAACGGAAGGCTTCATTTTACTTACAGGATAGAGATTATTTTGGAAAAGATTTATATAAAGACGGTTGGTCAGTAATAGCACAACTTTAACTTTTTTAGTTTATATATAAGAAAGGATAGTTTATTATGAAATTAAGAATTAATGAAGATACAAGAACTAATGGTTATTATATAGTATATTACGGCGGTAATTGGAATCACGGTTCCTATAAGTGTAACACACAAATGGAATTGCGTGAGTTTTTATCTTCAAATATATTTGATAGTATTACTAAGATAGAATATGTTGTTGATGAAACAGATAAGTGGAAAGAATTTGCTAATGTATTATATCAAAATGTAGATAGAAATTCTATAAGTGATGAACAGTATCGTAAATTGTTTGATAGAGGTATTACTGCTAAATAAATAGATCTGGCAATACTTATTTTTAGCTGTTCAGAAAATAGGAAAGGAAGTTATAATTATGAAACTTAAAATTAATGAAGATGAATGGAGAAAATCTTGGCAAGATTATTTACCTACTGACGTAAGAAGTAGATTAGAAAGATGTAAAAATATAAAAGATGATATTTCTATTCTCACTAATTGCTATTATAATCATAAACTTAAAGGCAAAGGTAATTTTGTAGTAGAGGACGCTTTAGTTCATATACTTGAACTTCTTGATAGTAATAGTCAGTATTTTGATTTAACTAAAGATGAATATGATGATATTTTATATTTGGCTATGAAACCCTATTAAAAGGAGAATAATTATGAAATTAAGAATTAATGAAAAAGACACATCAATGAAGTATAAAACTTATAGCAATATTGAAAAGTGCTTTAATATTTTGGTCAATGAGAAAGGTTATTCTAAAGAAGAAGCACAGAATATTATTGACAATATATTAACTGACTATAAATATAATCCAAATTCAAATGATTCCCTTTTAAGGCGAATAAATTTAGTATTGCCGAAAGACGAATATGAAAAAGAATACAGAATTGCTGAAAGATTTACAAGACTGAAAGAGAAAGAAACACCTAATATAGAAGTAAAACATGAAGGTATATTAGAAGTTCCAAAAGGTAAAAATGTAGATGATTTACCATTAAGTCATTTTGTAAATTTAGCTAATAAGAAAGGTTTATCTAAAATTACTAAAGCTCTTAATAATCTTCAAGTTTGGAATAAAAATGATGACCCTAAACTTTCCAAATGGGCTGGAGACATGATTGATAAACTTAATAAGAAGTTAAAGAAAGATGAAAGTTTAAATAAGAGTTTAGTTAAAGAAAGTTCTAAAGAATCTTATTGGAAATATTATCTAAATGATAAAGCTATTGAACGTATGGAAAATTCGGACCGTTATTTTGATGAACGTAGCATAAAACAGGTTAAACTTTATCCTTGTGAAACTGAAGATGAATGTTATGAAGGTGATTTTTGGTCAGTAAGAAAATCTGATTATCCATACACAGCTATATTTGGTACTAAAGATGAAGCCTACAGAGAACTTATGTATAGTCTGAATAATAGTATGTACGAAAGAGAAAACGATTTATAATGAAGTTGTTTTATTATGATAATTAAAGAAACTAATAATGATACTGTTAAAGTGGAAGAAGAAATTACAGAAGAAAATGGTTCTAATACTTATTCTGCTATTCATAGTTATGGTATAAATTTTGATTATTTATGGATGAATAAAAAACAAGGTGATAATTATGATAATTAAAGAACGTTTAGAACAAACCAAATATGGTTTTGTAACTAATTATGCTGGTGATATTGTAAATTTTATGGTTAATAAACCTAAAATATATAGAATAACCTATTACCCTGGTTTAGATATTTATGCTATATGTGACGGTTACGAAAATATTCACCTATCAAATGACCGTTCTTTAGAAGAATTAGGATATGTTGATGAAGTTTTACACGATGAAGATTTCATTAATTTCCTATTTATCCCCACTGAATTTATAGATGATAAGGAAAAGTGGGAAGTATATGGAGTTGGTGAAAATGAAAGAGCCTATTTAACCCCTATAACAACAGGTTATATTATTACTTATGATGGAGAAACTTTAACTCAGGATATATCAGAGTTATACGAAATTCTAAAAAGAAGACATTTACTTGTTGATCTAAAACCTAAAAACGATATTTTATTTCCTGAACTTAATCTAGATAATTGGGATGCCTATAATTATCTAGCTATGAATGTTTCCGCCTATCTTAAAAGTAATTCTGGTAGATTAATAATGGGTACTCCAGAAAAACAAATGAAAGCCTTAAGACAACTTAAACAATATATAACAACTCACGAACGTCCTAAAAATTCTAGGTTTAAATATTGGGGATATTGGTTTGGCTACGATGATGAAGAACTGGATGAAATAGAACAAAAATTAAACAAACATTATGATGAATTACACGAATCTATTTTAAAATTAAAAATCAGAGAGATAAATACAATGTTAAAGTAGATTCTGGTACTAAGGACGAAGCTTATGTACAATTTATGATTGATTGGAATAATAGTGAACATGAAAATATAATTTATAAAATAAGGAGTTGTTAGGACATGATAATTAAAGAAAATAATAATTTAAGGGATGAAATATTTGCATTTTTAGATGAGACTGGTGGTTATACAGATTATAATCAAAAAATAGAAGATGTTTCAGAAGAATTTGGACTTTCCGAGGATGAAGCTGAGAATTTTGTTTGGAGTTGGGCTTCCAATTCTGATTTGGACTTGGAAGAATCTTATGATAGTGATTATACTGTACATTATGGGGATAGAATAACTGCTAAAAATTTTCGAGAACTTATAGATAAACTTGAAGCACACGGTTATTCTTGTGAACACTATTATGATATAGATTATCCTGATAGTAATTGGCTTTATATCATTAAAGATGGAGATTCTTACGAAGCTGAGTTTTATAAATATCGTGATGGTGAGTACGAATTATATTTACATAATATTCGCCCTACAAAAGAAAAATCTTATAATGAATCTTATGATAGTGATTATACTTATGAAGATAAATATGAATACATAAAAAGTAAAACTGTTTTGGATAGCGATGGATTTACCACAGATTACACTATGTATTATGATAATGAAGATGATAAATATATATTCATTTATGGTGATGCTGATATTTATGATCCTTATAATTCTGACCCTGATTGGGAGTGTGAAACTGAAAGAGAAGCTAATGAGTGGTTTAATAGTTATAATGAATATGATGATAGTTACCAGTTTGATGACTACAGATATTATGATGGATTAGATGAAAAATTATCCATTAGAGAAGCAGAACAGAAATATAATAGTGCCATAACTTCTATTAATTCAGGTAAATTACCTGCTGTATTTTCTAAAGTAAGATTTGAACCTAATACTATAAATCTTGACTATGGTGGAGGTAAATTTGATAATGTTGCTGAATATCTGAAAGATAAATACAATGTTACTAATTTAGTTTATGATAAATATAATAGAAGTTCTGGACATAATTCGGACGTGCTAAAACAAGTAAAAGAAAATGGAGGTGCCGATACAGTTACTTGTTCTAATGTTCTTAATGTAATTGCTGAACCCGAAATAAGACAAGAAGTTTTGAGAGATTGTAAAAAATATCTTAAACCCAACGGTACTTGTTATATCACGGTTTATGAAGGTAATGGTTCCGGTGAAGGTAAAGCCAACGATAAAAGACAGTCTTATCAAACTAATATGAAATTAGATGATTATATTGATGAAGTATCTAAAGTATTTTCTAATGTAAAGAAAAATAAAGGTATGCTTGTTTGTACTAAATAACATTTTTTTGTCATACTTTGCCGGGTTGTTATAATCACGGTACTGAATTTCATAAAAAGCTAAACTGATTTATAATTTAATGGGATATAAAATAGATACTAAAGCCAACCAAGATACCTCTAAACATTTTAATAATAATATTATTATTATGGATGAACCCCCTTATAAAGTGGTTTGTGATAATTGTGGTGCAGAACAAAAATTTGTCCGGCTAACGCAACAATTAAAAAATGCAAGCTACTATAAATGTTTTCAGTGCAATAAATCCTACTTAGTTACATATAAATTAGATAAAAGAACTGGTCAATATAAAGAGTTAATACCGAGGAAAACTATTGACGCTATAAGAGAATTACATCATATACTGGCAATTTAATAAGCATAATTTTTATACTTAAAGAAAGGAATTGATAGGAAATGAAGATTAATGAAGCTAATAGTTATGGTTGGGAAGTGCCTGAAAATATGGCTCGGGAAGCATATGAATTTGCTTGTGATAGAATGGGTAAAGAATTTGTAGACGACCAAATAGTTGACGGTCTAAGTATGTATGAACTTGCTTCTTCTTTAGCATATCTTTTTAGAATATGGAATTTTGAAGAGTGGGATGAATATTTAGAAAATGAAGATGATGAATATATAGATGAATCATTGATTAGAGAAGCTATGAATAAACTTCTTTATGCAAGTGACCTTGACATTGAAGACAAATTAGTAATCCCTAATGATAAATATTCTTTTGTTATTACAGATAATGGTTGTTATGACCTTACGAAGAAGGGTATTTACCCTGTTTATACCTGGGTAGGTAAACAACATAGCAGTTCCAGAAGTTTAACTCCTAAGCAGTTAGATAAATTGGAATCTTTTGTATATAATATAGTTGTTCCTGCTATGGCAAAATATTGTAATGTGGATGAAAAAGATGTAAAAGTAAATGATTTTACAAACTCCACAGATATGTATAGGGTTTGGGTAGACATTACAGATAAGAAAGAAAACGAATCTTGTAAGAAGAAATCTAAAAAGAAATCTATGAAAGAGTATATAGATGAAGCACACGGCGTAATTAAGTGTGTAGAAACTGGTGAAGAATATGGATATAGTAGCTTAGTTGATAGAGAGTGGATTATAGCTGATTTAGTAGATAAGGGATATACTTATAAAGATAGACCTGTTAGAATAGAAACTGGTTACAGAGAATACGATAATTATCTTGATTAATTTAGTTATCTTAATTGAATGTCTTATAAGGGTTATTTTATATAGATAACCCTTATTTTGTTTCTGTTTTATATTTAATAATTTGTTTGCAATAATATAAAACTATAATAATTATAGTTTGTTATAATTATTATAGAGAAATGATAATTTCTAATATAAAAGTATAACTATAGGTAATGGTATTAGCGATATGGACCCTACTATATTTTCATATTGTAGACGTCCTACATTATATACTAATAATAAGTATGTAATAAATTTTTGTAGAGAATATGGTATGTCAGTAATAATTAAAGATAATACTGACGAAATTGTAAATAGTTCAAAAGAATTGGAGACTTCTGTGAATAATACTATTTACACTAAAATAGGAAAAGTCATTCTTAACTATTTTAATGATGTAACTTTTGAACCTGATGGTATTTATATTCATTGTTCCAATAAAGACAAAGCTATTAAATTGTATAAAGAAGTTTCTAATGCTATTGATGAAAGATAATACTTAAATTCTAACTTTAATAATTTATTTACAATCATAATAAACTTTAATAACATTTATCTGTTATACTATAAGAGTAGAAACGGATAAATGTTATTTTTTATATTTAACGAGGTGATAAATTATGATTGTAGAAAAAATGTATTATAATGTAACATATAATGGATTTAACATTACAGATGGTATGGAAATTCCTTTAATTTGTAATAAAAAAAATACAATATTAGATTAAGGCAATGTGTAAAACCCGATATAACAAATAAGCAATTATTAACAGTTGAACTTATGGCTTTTGTATATGATACTAAAACTAATAGAGGTATAGCTTGTTTACCCTATAAAAGTTATGAATGGAATATAGAGCGATACGAAGATATATTTAGAGTTTAAACAATTTAAGTCCACTTTAAGAAGAAATGAGGTTAAAACTTATGAAGGCCACTGGAATTATAAGAAGAATTGATGATTTAGGTAGACTTGTTGTTTCAAAGAATATTAGAGAACAACTTAATATCGAAGCCGGAAATGCTTTTGAAATATTTATTGATATAAATGATGGTGCAGTTGTTTTTAAGAAAGTTAATTTTTCCAGTAATGATAATGAAGATATTTAAGAGCAGAGTGTAATCTATATACAGAATATGGTTTTGGAGGTTGTTTAAATATGATTAATCCTGATAAAGAAAGATTAGAACTGATAGAAAAGATAAAATCAAAAATACAAGAAGAAATAGACAGTAATATAAATCATTATAAATCTTATCTTCGTGAAAATGTAATTACAAATCTTTTATTTAAGCAAATTTGTTTTAATGTAACAGCGATTTCTAATTTAGAAAACTTTATAAATTTACCTTATGCTTTTTTGGAAATATATGAAAGTAATTTATATAGATTGGAAAATTTGTATATTAAAATTATGTTGGAAGAGTCTTTTAATGTTGTACATAGATATATTTTTCTATGTCAAGATTGTGGCAGCATTGTTCCTATCACAGATGAAATGTTTAACTCTCTTGAATTTAT